GAAGCAGCCCCGAGCGCTCCGGTACCGTGAGCAGCGGCGGGTCCGTCCGGTCTCTCTGCTCGCTCTCGTCATCACCGTCTTTAGATTGGGGCGGTGATGACTGCTACTGCGGCCCAACGTCGGGCCATCCACGGCACCGATCTGGTGAACGACGAGCTAGCGGGCATCCTGAACAAGCTGGCTGCCGTGCAACCGGCCGAGGGCACCCGAGTGGACGACACCACGTGGATGTGGGTACAGGCGTTCGCTGACTTCGACTACGAGTACGCGTGGCTGGTGGACGTGCGCCGGTCGCTGTTCCACCGGGCCAAGACGGTCACGACCAGTGACTACGTCGCCATCTTCAAGGGCTACGACGTGCACGGCAATAGCGTGGTCCGCTCCACCTGGTTCGGTCACCCCGAGACTTTCCCCGAGGTACCGAACCTGTACGATGCTCTGTCCTGGTGGGCAGGGTGGGTCAAAGAGACGAGAGGGACAGAGCATGGGCAAGCGTCAGACGTTTCGTAAGGCATGGCGGCGGGCGTCCCTTCGCCGCACCATGGAGCGTCAGGGCTTCGCGCCTGACGATGCTCTGCGGCTCACCGACTGGATGGAGTCGCCCACGTGGGACAATGCCCCGTACATCCTGGACCTGGAATCAGGGACCGTGGTGTGGGACAAGCCTGGTGACGTGACGGTGCGCCCGTACAATCCGAGCGGCCCGTACGCATGAAGGCGCACGATTACGAGTACGAGGTGACGCTGCGGGTGGTGCATCACGAGCCGCCCAATCCTGACGAGCCGACGCTCAACATCAACACTCTGGCCGAGGCCATCGCTGCTGAGGCCGAAGATCTGAGTCCCGAGATAACGGTCACGGTCAAGAGTGTGATGCTCAGGGGCACGATATGAAGCGCATCGCGCTGTTGAGTGCACTGACACTGACAGTCCTGGTGATCGTCAAGGCTCGTTACGAGGTATGGCGCGCAGACCACGGAGGGCCGAATGACCCATGGTGATGACTCAACAGAGGGAGTAGACTGAGACCATGCCTCCCACCCACTCCGTCACCTTCTCCATCGATGGTCCGCACTTCGCTGGGCCTGAGCACTTCTCGGTGCCCTTCTCCGATGAGATCACGGCTGCTGTCTACGCCGAGCAGGTCGAGATCGAGTGGCCCGACGCCCGCAACATCGTCGTGAACTACCTGACGTCATGACTACGGTCAACTACCCCGACGTCTCGGTCAATGCCGAGGGCCTGGCAACTGAGCAGCACGTCGCCGCTCACCACGTCCGTGGTATCCCTGGTGGTGCTGAACTGACCCTGTGTGGCGTGCTCATCACGTACTCCACGTGGAAGGGCACCGCATCAGATGCTCCGGAATGCGCCACGTGCAAGAGGCTGGACGGATGACTGAACACCCGCTGGCTCAACTCCTGCCCGAGATGATCCTGTTCAAGGGCACCGAGCATGCGCTCACGTGGTGGATGACGTGGGCGATGGAGTGCCCCAACGCCATCCCGGACTGCCGCGACGCCATCGATGCCATGGTCAAGGGCGATCACAACCGGATCATCGTTGACGAGGACGGCGGCGACCTGTGTCGGGCCTTCCACCTGGTACGCATCTTCGACCTGGATCTGTTCGTGGAGGCTGAACGGCTGGTCGCTGAGGGGTAAGTGGTGACGTGTTACGGTTCGGTTGCATGAGTGACCTGCAACCAGTCATCGATGACCTGCGTAAGCAGGCCACCGCCCTAACCAACGTCGGCACCGCCCTGACTCAACAGGCGACCAACGTCAACAACGCAGCGGCGGCGATCAATGCCGACGCTGACGCCCTAGCGGCGTACAAGCCGCCCGTCACACCCCCGGTTGAGCCGCCCATCCAGCCCCCGATCCAGCCGCCCACGACCACACAGACTCTCGGCCAGCGCTATGGCGCGTTCTCCATGCCGCTAGAGCAGGTGCAGGGCGTGCCGTCTGACTTCCTGGCCCAACAGGGCGACATAATCAAGGACGTCGGCGCGGGCTGGTGGCGTGGTGACTACCCGGTGCGCCAGGTGTCCCCGCAGAAGGGCGTCTACAACTGGGCCGACACTGACCGCTGGGTCCAAGTGGCCCTGACCCGCGGAATCAAGCCTCTACCGATTCTGTACATGTTGCCTCAATGGATGAACGGGGCGTCCAACGACAAGAACCCGCCCACCAACGACGGGGACTATGCCGACTGGTGCAGCAAGGCGGCGGGGCACCTGTGGAACATGGGCGTGACCGCCATCGAGTTGTGGAACGAGCAGAATCTCTCCGGCTTCTGGACCGGCCAGCCGTCCACGGATGACGCCTACCGAGGCAAGTACACGCGCATGATGAAGGCTGCCTACCCGGCGATCAAGGCGTCAGTGCCTCAGATGATCGTCGTGAGCGGAGGCCTGTCCACGGCCGACACGGTGTTCCAGTCCACCGGCCAGCCGTCCCCGCCAGGGTGTGGCGCGTTGTCCACCATCGAGAGCTACGGCCAGAAAGGTCTGTTCTCGGCCTGCGATGCTGTCGGTTGGCACCCGTACTTGGACACCGACACGGCGTGCAAGGACGTGGGTAACTGGCCGTCATGGTCACCCAAGGCAGTGGCGGCGGCGCTCGCCATCATCGACAAGTACGCACCAGGGCGGGGCGTGAGCTTGTGGACCACCGAGACCGGTTGTCCCCGTAGCGCCGTGGGTGGCAATCAGGCCACGCAGTCACAGCGGGCTCAGGATGCGCTCAACGCCTACCTCCCCGGTGGCTGCCTCAACCAGTACGCCAACCGTCTCGGCCCGTTCTTCTGGTTCTGTGCCATCGACCGCAAGACCGGCGACGGTCGAGAGGACAGCTTTGGGTGGCAGGCCACAAGTGGTACCAAGTACCAGATCTACCGGGACATGAAGCAGAACATCTTTACGAAAGCGTGGCCTTCATGAATGACGAACCGCTCGACGTCAAGCCCCTGCCCAACCCCGGCGAACTGCTCGATGCTGTGCTCGATGCTGCGCCGCCCGAGCCTGCACCACGCAGCACCCCCAAGGAGGGGTAAGAACACACGTTCCTGTCATGGTGAGTCATCACGATTCGCCCACTGACACTGACAGTCGAATGAGCCGTTTGGCCCATGTGTAGAGGGTGCCAAAGCCGCTACACTGGAACCGATGCAGGAGCCTCCGGATGACCCTGCCTCTCCGGAGGCTCTTGTAGTTCCGCCCTCTGCGCCGCAGCAGCTAGGTCCCAACTGGCGACCGCAGCAGATCGGCTACTGGCGCATGCGTGGCTTCGAGGCCGTGGGTCCGACTGCTACCGAGCTTCTGTTCCATGTCATGGACGGCGTGGAGAGCATTCACGATCTGCGCGACAGGACCGGTCTCAGCACGTCCTGTGTACAAGGTCACGTGCGCCGGTTGACCGGCTTGGGCCTGGTGCAGTGGACGTGCAAGCGCGGTGATCCCATCCTGCCCCTGGTCGAGTTCGTGACCAACGTGTGGGACGTGCTGGAAGATGAGCCGAACGACTCATGCGCTGTTGAGTCAACGCAACTAGACTGACTGCATGAGCAGTTACACCGACTACGTCGTCAACGCCCGAGCTATCTGCCTGTGGGACACCTTCGGCCAGCGCAAGACGATTAAGCTGGACACCGTCACCAGCGTTCAACTCACCAGCGTGCCCGAGCGCTACACCAGCAATGGCGTCGAGGTCATCGGTCGCACCGGTCACACGCTCCACATCGTCTACGGCTCTGTTGGCTGTGAGATCAAGTTCTACGGCGACGACGCCATGGAGAAGATCACCGACCTGGACGAGACGCTGAGCAACTGGCTCATGTACGGCGACAGCCCCGAGGGAGACTCGCCCAGCGAGGGGTACGACGTGGGCGAGCTTGCGAGCTTCGTTCGTCACGTCGCTGACGACTTCACCACTGACGGCGCTCCGGGCACGCTGGTGACTCTCATTCGGGACGCCCGCAACATCATGGGCCAGGCATGATCGCCAACGGCTCGATGGACTGTGACTACCACGTGGTAGTCACCATCACCAACGATGCGGCGCTGGCCTTCCACGGTCAGAGTGCCACGGCCGACTCATGGATCGTCGGCTTGGACCTGGGACCGGGCGAGAGCAAGGCCATCACGGCTCAGCTTCGCAACACTCTGAGCGAGAGCGGCCGGGTCGCTGGCACGTTGTCAGACGGTACCAAGGTGTTCACTCCTTGGACTGCATCCCGAGACGTGGCGTGTGGCGCGCCCACTACCACGACCACGGCCCCGGTTGATACCACCCCGCACCAGACGGTCATCGGCGGCGTGCCGGTGTGCATCGTCCCTGGATCACCCACGCAGGAGCCTGTGTCCTGTGACAGTCCCCGAGCTACCACGCCTGATCCCACCACCACGACCGCTGTAGTGGCGCAGGAGCCGTCAACGGCGCTGGCAGGGTCACCGGTAGCCACTGACACTGACAAGACGGCCTCAGAGGTCCGTACAGGCCCACCCAAGTCGCACCATGTGGCAACAACGGCCCCGGCTGCCTCCCTGCCGGTCACCGGTAGCCCGAGCGTGCCCCTGGGGAGTGTTGGAGTCATGTCGGTGCTGGTGGGCGTGGTCCTGGTGTGCTTGACTCACAGGCGTGCCTGCAAGCAATAGGGCAAACGGCCTATCCCTATGAATCTTGGAGCCTGATAGGGTGCCGAACCATGCACATCAAGCACCTGCTACTGGCTGGTGCCGTGATGTTCGGCGGGAGTGCGTTCGTCATCGGCTCTGCGTCGGCCCACGGCAGTCACAGCTACCAACCGCCCACGTCCACGCCGAGCAGCACCCCGAGCAGCACGGAGGTTGACAGCAGTGTGCCGCCGTCCAGCACCCCGAGCAGCGAGCCGAGCAGCGTGCCCGTCTCGTCTGTGCCCGAGTCATCGGTACCGCCTAGCAGCGCACCGAGCAGCGTGCCTGAGTCCAGCGTGCCTCCCACGTCTACACCTGTCACGAGCACGCCAGAATCATCGGTGCCCCCCACGACTCCCCCCAGCGTTGTGGAGACGACCGTGCCCCCGAGCGTGGTGACCACCGTTGCCACCACTGCTCCCCCCACGCCGAGCACCACGCCGGACGTCAGTACGCCGGACAGTGCTGCCACTCCTGCACCGCACGTCCCTACGGAACTACCCACGACCGGTACCGTCTCGCTTCCGCTGGCCCTTGGAGCGATTGCCCTCCTTCTTGGAGGCGCGTGGCTGGTACTTGTCACCCGTGAGCGTGCGGCACGAGCCGGGGTCTGACTTGCCTCCTCCCCCACCCTCATCGGTGCCGTTGACTGGTCCTCCTCCTCCCGTCAACGGCACCGCTGGGTCCTCTCGCGACGTGCCCCTCTGCTCGATCAAGGTGCCTGTAGACGTCTACGGCCGGATGCACGTGGTCGAGACACGGCGTGGTGAGCGCAAGATGCGCCGAGCCTGGGACCGTGACGTCAAGCGCCGGTACCGAGTGAAGCGCCGTGCTTACCGCAAGCGCTACCCCTGGTCAGTACGCCATCGCCTGGCTGGCAAGGTGTTGTTTGCGGCCATGGTGGTGGTCACGCTGGCGTTCTTCGTGCTGGCCTGAGCACTGACACTGACGGGGCACTCCATCGGGGCATGGGTAGCTAGCGGGGTTCGACTCCCCGGTGCTCCACAAGATGGGCCGGATGGCTCATGGTGAGTCAACACAATGGCGGGTAGACTGTGATCGTGAGCGACTACCAGCAGACACGTGGACCCGGTGAGCGTCCCCGTAAGGGCCAGGCCATGATCAACGGCTTGGACGTGCGCGACATGACGGACGCCCAGCTTCGTCGTCGTCTTGGAGAGGATTGGGGAACCGACCTCATGCGAGACTGCTTGGAGGGCGAAGCACGACACCGGGGGTTGATCGAGTGACACAAGAGCATCGGTACCGTGAGCACTGGATCAATGTGGCGTTCGTAGCCAAAGCTGAGTACGGCACCCGTCCGTACACGCTCCTGCTCACGTTCGACAATCCGGCCGTGTGTGCTGAGGCCATGGAGTCTCTGTGCACCGGCCGTGAGCTTCGGGGCGGTGGCATCCTGCACGACGAGGGGAAGCACTGCCCGGTGCACGCACGATGAGCCAGCGCAAACGCTTCTGGTGCTGGATGGGCGCTACCGGTGTCCTGTTCACGGTCGGCGGCTACGTGTACACAGGCGCTTTCGCGGAGGGCACGCACAAGGTCGCGGCGATGATCGGCGCCCTGTTCATCCTGGGTGCCATGGTCACGGCGTGCGTGCCTCTGCTGGATGCTCTCGACCGGCTGGACGTGGAGCGCATCATGTTCGCCCCGCCCAAGGGTGAGCCTTGCGAGCACACGTTTGCTCTGCACGGTGATCCCACCATCGAGGCCACTGACACTGACACGGAACCTGACGAAATGGTCCGTTTGCCTCATGCGGTGGTGACTCAACAAGCGTAGACTTGTGCTCATGACCAAGACCTACGACATTGAGGAAACTCTCCCCCTCTCCGTTCCGGTGCCCGAGTGGCACGAGCGGGTCGCCAACGTCCAGATGGACGTGAACCACGGCAAGGTGACCGGTGGACTCATGGTGTGTGCCATGAGCACCGATGACGTGTTCGTAGAGGGCACGCTGGTCTACCGGGGCAACGAGTACGCCATCCGGTACATCCACACCAACGACCAGGGCCAGCCCAAGGGCTACTGGTACGCCCGCAACCAGGCCGAGCGCGACGCCAAGGGCGACAGCAACAGCCAGGTCTACGGCGTGATCCCCCAGGACGGCACGGTGGACTACGAGCTAGCCCGAGCCATGGGTGGAGCGCCCAAGACGTACGTGCGGCCCCTCTTGGAGGCGGTCGAGGCCACGGTCCAGCGCTACCTGCGCGACGAGGCCGCACATGCCGAGGGTGCACGTCGGGCGAGCCTGACGCAGAACGTCAACCGCGCCGCTGATGCCTACAACCGGCTCGCGAAGGGTGCGGCCGAGGCTCTGGTCAAGTACCAGGCCGAGCTTGCCATCATGGAGGCGTACGGATGAGCGAGCTTCGGGTCCATCACGACGAGGAAGTCGGCACGGTCCTGGTGGTGACACGCCTACAGCGTGCCCGCAAGGAGTACCAGTGCGACGATTGCTCCGGGCCGATCGCCCAGGGCGAGGTCTACCGCTACCGCTGGTCGATCTGTGACGGCTCCGGCCTGACCGAGCGGTATCACGGTCTGTGCGGGCCGTGGTGAGGCACTGACACTGACACCCTTGGAGGGTGTTGAGTTAACAGTCCGAATGACCCATTCCCGAACCCTACGAAACTAGGTAGACTTACATCATGAAATACGAGGAAATGTGGGAGGGCCGCAAGGTCTACGCCCTGATCAACCGCTCCGGCCGCACTGGCTGGGATGCCGACAAGTCGCAGTGGACCACCGTGCGCGTCGTTCGGGCCAACATGAGTGGCAGTGGTCCCGGCCCCGTCCACATGAGGCAAGGCCAGTCCATCGAGGACTGGTACGGCTACAAGTCGCGGGGCGGTGACTACGTCCTGGTCGTGACGGTCGAGGCCGACAAGGCTCAGGGTGAGCCGAGCACCTACCGAGAGGGTCAGTACTACCTGGTCAACAAGCGCCAGGTCGTTGACTTCGAGACCTACCAGAAGCGCATCGGCGCCCAGCGTGCCAAGTTTGAGGCCGAACAGGCTGAGCAGAGGGCCGCTACCCAGCGTCGTCGGGCCTTGGACGCTGCCTACCTGCTCCACGTCATCCGTGAGGCCAACGTCTCGGACGAGGCCGCTGGTGCCATCCAGCAGCTTGTGAACGCAGGCAAGCTGAGCCTCAGTCGCCCGTTCAACTGGAAGCCTGAGGATGAGTCGAATGACTCAGGCGTTGAGTCAACAGAGGGAGGTAGACTCTCATCATGACCAACCCCACCAACCTGCAAGAACTAGCTGACAGCCTGGCTGCCCAGGCTCGCTACGCCGAGCAGCGCTGCCGTGAGTACGACCAGGCAGGCAACAACGTGCAGCGGGCCAACCAGGCGGGCTACGCCAACGCCTTGCTGGACACGAGGGCCACGGTGCTCGCCATGATCGCTGACGTCAACCGGCGCATCGCCAACAACAACCAGATCGTTGGCCCCGGCTCAATAACGGGTCAGGCGCTCCTGGATGGCCGCATCGAGGCCTACGAGGACGTGCGGGGCGAGGATCATGCTCACACTGGTGGCGGTGACTTCTGCACTACGTGCGGCGCCTCGTACGACGAGATGGACCACGCGCCCTACCCCTGCGAGGCCCTGTGCCCCGAGTGTGGCTGCGTGGTGAGTGACCATCACGAGGCCTGTACCGGCATGGTGGTCGGTGACGGCCCCGAGACCAACCCGAACGTGGTCATCCTCAGTGAGTTGACGGCCACCATCCAGCGCAAGCGCGACGGTATCGACTGCACCGAGGACGAGTCAGCGCTGATCAAGCGTTACCTGCGAGCCTGTGAAGGGTCCGACGATGCGGTGGTGGCTCTGTTCCCCTTGGAGTGGGCCGAGGTCTGCGCCGAATGAGCCGAATGGCCCATGTGTTGAGTCAACTCTTGGAGTAGACTGTTCAACATGAGCCGCACACTCCACCGCTGGAACGATGCGGACCGCCAAGCGTTCCGTGATGGTCAGCGTCTCCGGGCGTCGTCTATCAACGGGCGCCGCTTCAACGGTCCCACTCCTGACGAGTGGGACGACGACCAGGAGGATTCATGACCATCACCCCGAGCATCTGCTACAAGTGCGGCTCTGTCGTCCGCTTCGACGGCCAGATCTGGCTCGACAACACCGATGGCGACGGCTGTGATCCTGGTGTCCACGACGGTGCGCCCTTTGCCTTCCTGCATGAGTTCCTTGGAGGCCGCGAGGTTGTCAACCTCGTGAGCGATTGGGATACCTTCGCTCTGGACACCATCCAGGACTACGAGGTCGCTGACGAGCTAGTCCAGCGCATCCGTTCGGGTGAGGTCGTCATCACTGACGAGGACGTGGACCATGGCGTCTATATCCAGCGCTACACCCTGATCACGCCCGAGATGGCTGCGGCTCTCGATGGCATCGACTACACCGAGCACGAGGGCACGTTCTAATGGCCGACAAGATGGTCCGCTACCAGTACATGGTGCTGGTCAATGGCTGCTCCATGCAGCACGGCCCGTTCGATCCCACGAGTGCCTACCACCCTCGTAGTGCGGCTGCCATCTACCAGGAGATCAATCCCGGTGCCCTGGTGGTCATCCAGTACCGCGACAACGAGAGCGACGAGGGCTGGACCACCAATGAGCCGAAACGGCCCAAGCGTTCCACCATGCTCACCGTGGTCACGCCGGATGACTTCCCGGCCGCGTCAGCTACCCATCGGTTCAATCCCTGTGATCTGTACGGCATGCGGGTGTGCTGGTGCGGCTTTGGCCCCGAGGCTCGCATCCACAATGAGTCGAATGACTCAGGCGTTGAGTCAACAGAGAGTGTAGACTGACTCTCATGGGATACAGCGTGAGCCAAGAGACATACGAGCGCTGCGAGCGCAACCGGGCCGCTGGCCGACTGTGCCAGGGCTCTGGCCGGTGCAGCGCACGTGCCAACCGCATCGTCGTCTGCCTGTTGAACGACGTGGTACTGGACGAGGCCGACACCATGGGATGGCGGTGGGCCACGTTCGTGACGTGCAAGAAGCACGCCGACGAGATGATCGCGTGGCCTGCGTTCGTCAACGGTTCGATGATGGTGTGGACCATGATCGGCCGCAATGACACGGCTGACCAGATCGCCTCCGAGGTGAAGCGCTGGACGGAGCGTGAGGTCTTGGAGTCCCAGGTCTTGGAGGCCCAGCACCGGATGCGCGTGGACGAGGCCAAGCGTGCCGCTTGGAGCGCACGATGATGCACTGTCACGATCCTCGCCACGATGAACCGTGCCCCTTGCCTTGCGCGGCGTGCGAGGACGAGTGCGATCCTGCCTTCGCATGCAATGAGCCGAATGACTCATGCGTTGAGTCAACAGGATCGGTAGACTGATCCCATGACCCGCTACAGCACACCAGGCCCTTGGAGCACGATCGCCCGCACCAACGTGAACGGCTACTACGGCTCACGCATCGGCGCCGTGCAGATCGAGACCGGGCCGCTGCTCGACTCACGTGGTGGCTACCGCTACGAGGATGGCGCCCACCGTGTCAGCGTCTCCAAGCGCCCTGAGTGGGCCACCACGTGGCCGCGAGGCAAGACGTTCAAGGGCGAGAGTGCGTGGTGTGCTGCTGAGCGCTACCGCGACGATTGCGTCAACATGATGCAGCGCTTCGCCAACGAGGAAGGGCTCTAGACCGTCAGTGTCAGTGCGTTGTTCGGGCCGTAGCGACCAGGTTGGTCCCCTGTCGCCACATGGTGGACCGAGTCTGGGGGTGGTGCCCTGGCCTGCGGTGCTCGCTACGGTCCGACGAGCGCACTGACACTGACAGCACTTGGTACCACCAGATAAGGGGCCGAATGGCCCATGGTGGTGAGTCAACACGTCCGGTACACTGGTACCATGTTGACGCTTCGCCGCAAGAACAAGTCCAGCGCTGCCATCATGCGCGAGGGCAAGGCCATCGGCCACGTCGGCATGATGGCCGGGGGTAGCTGCTGCTTCGTGAACGCTGCTTTCACGTTCGGTGAGCGCTTTGCGTTCGTCTCGCATGCCACGGAGCTAGAGGGTGGACTCGCGGACCTGGTGAAGCTGCTTACGTCCGAGGGTCTGCTCTAGGGCCGAATGGCCCATAGCTGTTGACTCAACTACTCACTAGAATGGACACCATGACCACCACCTTCACACTCTCCGACTTCAAGGTCGGTGACACGGTCGAGGCCTTCCATCCCGCCATGTTCGGCGTGGTGTGCTTCGGCACCGTGACCATCGTCGGCCGCAAGTGGCTGACCATCGACTTCGGCACGATCCGCGGTGGCACGTTCCGCGTGCTCCCCGGTGACGTGGTGCAGACGTGGGGCGAGGGATGACTGAGAGCACGTACACCACACTGGTGACCTACGACGTACCAGGTGGCATCATCGATGCTGCTTCGATCACCTACGAGAGTGGCACCGTGAGCTACCACGTCGGCTTTGTCACGCTCGACTCGACCGGCCTGGCGGTTCGTTCGTCCCTGGTCTCACAGGAGGCTAACGAGGCCGCGGCGCTGCGCGCTGCTGACCGGCTGCACCAACATTTCGCTCACGTGCTGACGGTAGCTAGGGCCGAATGGCCCATAGGTGTTGAGTCAACAGTCAAGTAAGCTGTACTCATGACCACCTACCAGTGCCCGACCTGCCAGCACACCATCGGTGTGTGCTCGCCCACCGCGATCGTCACCTGTCCGCATCCCGGCCGCAAGAGCGCACGCCGGTCCATCACGCAGATGAAAGCCATCTCATGACCAATCACAACACTCCCCCGCTGCCCATCCGTCGCCACCTGTCGCGTCGGAACCTCAACACGAGGGCGAGCGATGCTCGCATCGAACAGGTGTTCTACCCCGGTCTCGGCTGGTCCGACCACATCGGCCAACCGCTGCCTACGTTCTCGGCCATCCGAGTGCTACAGAACCGCGGCATCACGACGTTCGCTGTCGGCTACAACCTCGCTCACAAGGGTGGCCGGGTGCGCGCTGACTTCACAGTCAAGGAGTGCCTAGAGGCTCGTGAGGTCCGGGTGGTGTACCGGTGACCTGCCAGTCGTCTGACGAGTGGCTGCGTCCGTGCTCACAGGAGGCTACGACCCGCATGGGTGGTGTCTCTGTGTGCAGGGCGTGCGCCATGGCACAACATCCCAGCGCTGTGTACGAGCGCCAGAAGCAGGGCCAAATGGCCCATAGTAGTTGAGTCAACAAGGAGGTAAGATACTCTCATGCCCTACTCGACCAGCACCAACGTCAAGGCTCGCAAGACGATCAACGTCAAGCGCGTGCTCGACTTCGCCAACAACATGCTCGCCAACTCGGCCGATGACCAGGTGCAGGCCCGCTACGCGGTCGCTGGCATGATCGAGGACGTGCTCATGGACACCGGCAACTACAAGGGCTTTCGGTTCTTGGACCGGGACGGCGACCAGTCGCGACGCGTGTACTACGCAAGCAACCTGTTCGCATCGGCGCCCTTGGAGCCGGTCAAGTGACCACGTGCAAGTGGTTCGCCCGGTGCGTGCGCCCCGCTGCGGGCGTGGTCTCGCATCCGATCCTGGGTGACGTGCCCACGTGCCAACCGTGTGCCGTGATGCTGGACCTGGACCTGCGGCCCTTCCCGGCTGACGCCTGGCCGCGGATCGAGCGTGACGTCCCTGTCACGCCTGCCTTGCGCCGCCGTTTCGTATCGCGCAACTTCATGTGTGCGTACAACTTCCACGTGCTCTACGACCTTGGAGGCGACCTGTACGCGGTGACCGGTGCGGGCGATGCGTGCACCATCACAGGGCGCGTGCTTGGAGCTACGTCACAGGACACGGCTGACGTGCTGGCCTTCCTCAGTGAGTGGGAGGGCTAGCCCTTGGAGCTTGGAGCCAAAGGGCCGAATGGCCTATTTGTTGACTCAACTCTTGGAGGTAAGATACTCTCATGACCAACGCACCCACCACGATCACGCTCACAGCGGGCGAAATGAGCACGCTGATCCTCGCCCTGTCGAGCGAGTGGCACAACTGCCAGGCCAACGCCTGGCCCACGCTGGCCGCTGAGGCTATGAGCCTGCAAGACAAGCTGCGGCGTGCGCGCCGCAACGCCGAGGTGACGGCGTGAGCACGGTTGTGCTGGCCGGTGACCTGCGGCCGGGGGACGTGCTCGCGCACGTCTCCACGGTCCACAAGGTCGAGGACCGTGGTGACCACGTGCTGGTGACCACGTTCGACACGTGCTCCGGACGCCTGCGGCGCCCTGTGGCGCACGGTCTCGCGGTGCCCCTGGTGGTGACGGCCCGCCGCCCCTCCTAAGGTGAGTCAACAGAAGGGCCGTATGGCCCATACGGGACCCTAAGAAAGCGCCTAGACTCATGATCGTGACCAACGCACCGGCTTCCCCTAAGCAGATCTCTTTCATCCGTTCGCTGCTCCAGCAGATCCCCGCCGACCAGACCGGGATCAATGACGTCCCCGCCGCCATGGCGCAACTAGAGAGCACCTTGACGGGCGGGAAGTCCGGCACGGCTAGCGCCATGATCGAGGCGCTTCTAGGCATGAAGAACACTGTCGCCGCCACGGCTACCGCTCCGGCCAAACGGTCGAACGGCTACCCCGGAAAGTGCCAGACGTGCAAGGGGAACGTTCCGGCCGGTGCTGGGTGGATTCAGAAGTCAAGCACCGGGAAGTGGCTCACGTTCCATCATGAGGGCGATTGCGCCGTGGCGGATGCGGCTACGGTCGCCGCCGCTACCCTGGTGCTCGATAACGGTCTCTACACGCTGGACGATGGGTCCGCGGTGTGGAAGCTGTACACGACTCAGAACGGCTATCAGGCGTGCAAGGTGCTCCGTGGGCGCACGTTCGACTACGTGCGGGGTGGTGTCGCCATCGTCAAGCGCTACGTGAGCGAGGGCGTCGCCCATGCCATGAGCCAGGAGGAAGCGTCCGCGTTCGGGAAGCTGCACGGCTTCTGCTGTAACTGCGGACTTGATATTGACGACGACAGGTCCCTCGCGGCCGGGTACGGCCCGAAGTGCGCCGCCCGTCACGGCTGGTGGTATCCCACCTATGAGGAAGCTGCCGACGTGCTCGGTCGGCCCGTGACCCGTCCGTCCGGAAAGGTGGTAGCGCCTAGCTACACGACCGTGGACGCCATCCTGTCGGAAGCGTGCGCCGAGTGTGGTGCCAACCTGGTCGAGACCGTGGGGGAACCGTGCCTCGCGAGCACGCCGGACTACCGTGGGCAGTACCCCATGCACCACGCCTGACCAGGGCAAATAGGCCGAATGGCCTATGCCTCCTGACCACCTGTTGACTCAACTACCTGATAGGCTTTCTCTCGTGACCAACGCACCCACTAACGCCCTGTCCGCATTCTTCGCCGCCACGCCTAGCGCGGCCCTGCCTACCGTCGTCGCCGCCACCGCCATCGCCGCTACGACGTCGTTCGACTTCACGGCTCTCGCGCTGCCCCTCCTTGACCACCAGGTCGAGGCAGTCCAGCGCATCCATGCCGACGTCGCCCGGTTCGGCGGTAGCTACGTCGGCGACGAGATGGGCCTGGGTAAGACGTTCGCCGCCATCGCCGCCATTGCGCTGGCACCCAGCACGTACCCGGCTCTCGTTGTGTGTCCCCCTAGCCTCACGCTCAACTGGCGGAACGAGATTGTGCGGCTGGTGCCGGGTGCCCGCGTGGTGGTGCTGACTGGTACCAAGCCGGTGCTGCCTGCCGACGCTGACTTCTACGTGATCGGTGACGCTGTACTCAGCAAGTGGGCCGGTCTGGTCAAGGTGACTGACCAGCGGACCGGGAAGTCACGTGACGTAGTGAACGGGGTACTGACCACGATGGGCATCCGCGCCCTGGTGGTAGACGAGGCGCATCGATTCAAGTCATACAAGGCACAACGCGCACGTGCCGCCATGGCGCTCGCCGCCACGCTCCCCCATGGTGCACTGCGGGTGCTCATGAGTGGCACGGCTATCGTCAACCGGCCCAGTGAACTAGCCACCCAGCTACGTATCGCGGGCGTCGATCATGTGTTCGGCGGCTGGTGGTCGTTCCTCAATCGCTACTGTCCGGTACTGGACCGGTGGGGCACGCGTGGGAGTGCGTACCTGAGTGAGCTTCACGAGACCATGGTCTCCACGTTCTACCTGCGGCGCCTGCGTTCGGAAGTGCTCACGCTGCCAGGCAAGGGCCGTATCAGTGTCGGGACCGCCATGGCCGGGACGGCTGCACGTGACTACGTGCGGGCGCAAGATGACCTGATTGCCTACGTGCGGGGCGAGCGTGGCGACAAGGCTGCTGAGTCCGCAGGCAAGGCTGAGGCTCTGGTACTGCTCAATACCCTGCGGCGCCTTATCGGCCAGGCTAAGGTCGCGGCCGTGGTCGAGTACGTGCAAGGGCTCCTGGACGAGGGCGAGCAAGTGTTCATCGCCGCCACGCATACCGACACGATCCGCGCCATGGTCGAGGCGTTCGGCGCCGTGACCATCACAGGGAACGATTCCACGGTCCAGAAACAAGCTGCCGTAGACGCCTTTCAGTCAGGCAAGGCCCGGGTACTGGCGGGGAACATCGTCGCCGCTGGCGTGGGATTCACGCTCACGGCGGCCCGTCATATCGTCGTCGCGGAGCTACCGTGGACGCCCGGAGACCTACAACAGGTCGAGGATCGCCTAGACCGTATCGGCCAGACTCGCGAGGTCGTGAGCCACATCATGCTCGGTACCAATGGCGTGGCGACGGTGGATGAACGGCTCATGTCGATCCTCAATGACAAGGCTGCCGTGACTGGCACCGTACTGGACGGTACAGCGACCACGATCCTGGACGACGACAGCATCGCCGCCGCACTGCTCGATAGCTACCGGGAGGGGTGACGCCTGGCGAGCACTGACACTGACAACCTGGTCACACCGTATAAGGGCGCCCCTCACAGGGCGCCCTTTGCGTTGTCCCCCTAGTACCGCTCGGTACCAAGTGCGGAGTAGTTCGGCGCCATGGGCCAGGCCTATAAGGGTCGTTCAGCCTATAGACAGGGTGTGTCAAGTCACGTCCATGCCATGGGCAGGCAATGACATGAGTCACACCCTACCCAACCTAGCCTTAGGCGTGAGTGACACACTCACACGCCTGTCGTGACCATGGGCACGTACTGTGACCTGCCCTAATGCGCTCATGTTCACACAACATGAGCACCCCTAGCACACTACCACCTGGTAACACAACATAGGCCCTACGGCCTATGTTGTTGACAAACCTCACCAGGTGTGAAACACCAGGTCAGAGGGTGTGCGTGGGTAGGCCATACGGCCTACCCGGGCGCATTAATGGTCCCGTGACACATGTCACCGGCCCTGATCACCCGTTTGTGCAGGTCAAGGGCCATTTCCTCGTGTTGTCGTGTTTCCTCGTGTAGCTCGTGTGGGGGGTGGCGTATGAGTGCAAGTGAGTGCTATCGTGTGCATATGACGCGCAATGTGACCATCCGCATGGACGATCGGTTGTACGAGCGCTTGCAAGTGAGTGCAACTGCCGAAAGCCGTTCACTGAACAACCTCATCACCAGGCTGCTCGAAGCGAGCTTGGGACGAGACCCCACCAAGAAGCCGTCCTCGAAGAGGGCTGCTCCTCCTCAGGCTGTGAGTAAGCGCCAGGGCATCCCTCAACCGCCCTCCCTTGCTGGGCCGGTATCAAGTGGTACTGATCTCCAGGGGTTGGTGGACAAGAAGATGGCTGCCATGGCCGCGAAGAGGGTCAAGGACTTCAAGTGAGCCACAACTCCAGCATTCGCATGCCCGAGGAGTTGTGGCGCCGCGTGAAGGCTAGGGCGGTGGTGGAGGGGGTCAGTACCAACCAGTTGATGGTGAGGCTCCTGGATGGGGCGCTGCCGCCCTCTTCCACGCCCGAGAGTGTGGCTCGGGACTTTGCCGGGGCCAGGGCCATTCAGAGGCAGTGGGATGCGGCTCTCGGGCGGTGGGAGGAGTAGTAGAGTGTTCCAGGGGCGCTCCTACGGGGTAGGGACCGGCAAGTCCTTCCACGGCCAGGAGCGCCCCTACTACCTACCAAGGGGCCTTCCGACCTATGTTGCTGGGTGGTACCAGGGGCTAGGTTAGGGGGATGGAACTAGAAGCGGTGCCGTACTACCGGCTGCCTCGGGATGAGGACGGGCGCCGGAGCTTTCACTGGGACCGGCTGTTCGAGTTGGCGCTGCGGTGGCAGCCAGGGGTGCCGATTCCGGAGGGCATGGTCTCGGCCTCGTCCAGGAAGACGGACACGCCCGTGCACATGGGTGTCGCCGCTCTGACGACGCTGGGGGGTGGTGGGGAGATCTCCCAGCGCCAACTGGACGCCGCCTTGTCGTGGCTCTATGCCGCGCTCTCGTTCTATGAGGGGGCCATCTACGAGCCCTACCCCGGGCGCAACACGGAGGCCCTGGGGAACCTCCGGGAACTGTTGGACGAACTAACTGGTACTGTCCAGTAATGACCTATACCACGAACATCCGGCTCCCCGACGAACTGGCTGAGCGCCTTGTGGCCTTCAGCGACAACTCGGGGGTGCCCCGGAACACGATCATCCGCAAGGCGCTGGAGGGCTACCTGCAAGAGGAGCCGTTCCTGGCGCCGCAACTGGACAAGCCGGTGAAGCCGGTCAAGGCGACCAAGGAAGTGCCCAAGAAGGTCATGAAGCGGGTACCGGCCAAGAAGGTACCGGCGCGACAGAAGAGGACTGCATGAACGTGCTGGGGGGCAAGTGATCACCAACTGTCAGCTACCGGATGCTCCGTCCATGTTCCCCGACGACTGGGGTATCGGGCGCATGGGGCGGGCCAAGCGGGCTCGGGCGCTGTCGGTGTGCCAGGGGTGCCCGGGGCAGCGCGACTGCGCTCTCCTGGCGCTCCAGGCCGTCGAGGCGGGCTTCCCGCTGTACGGCATATGGGGCGGGATCGCCTTCGTGGACGTCTGCCGTCAGGATGACAAGATCGAGCGCCTGCGGGCCATGGTGGAGCGGACGGCGGCGGCATGACGGTGAACGAGCGGCTGGAACTTGAGATCAAGCTCGTCCAGGAGATGTTCTCCGGGGAGCGCTGGAACGCTCAGATCACCACCACGCAGCGCTCGGGCACGATGGTGGTGCTCATGGGCGCCGACAACGTGGACGAGGTGTTGCTGGGCCTGGCGGCGTTCGCGGCGCAGTGGGCGGAAGCTGATCCGGTGGTGATGGCCTGTCTGACGGTGGACACGTATTGTCTGACGGCCAAGATCAGCGACCCGTTCCCGGATCTGGTCCCCGGGGAGCTACAGGCGCGGTTCCTGGCCGGGGACCGGACCGTGCGTGAAGCCATGAACATCATGGTGGTCAGCCCGTCCACGGAAGCCTGCGCGCACCTGCCCTACACGAGGGTGGACGACGGTATCAAGTGGCAGCCCATGGTCCGGGACGGCAGCAGTGAGGGCCGCGTCGTCAACGCCATGCGGGCGGCGCTGCGATGAGCGACTACAGCGACCTCGTGCGACGGCTACGGGATACGGCTTCCCCACGAGATGCACTCGCCGCCGCTGACGCCATCGAACAGCTACAGGCCGCTCTGGACGCTGCGAGGGCTGAGAACGAGAGCTTCTACCAGGCCGGGTTCGACACCGGGGTCAAGTTGCAGCATGGGTTGAGTCAAGGGCCGAAGCTGCTGGCCGTTGAGACCATGGTGCAGCCCTTGACGGTCGTGACGTGCCGCAAGTGCGGGAAGCCCATCGAGGCCGGGTGGTTCCGCTTCGGCTCTGACGAGGCGGGCTGGGAGCACATGCAGGGTGAGTGTCCAGCCTTATGAAGCGCCAGCCGCCCATCCACCTGCGCGTCAATGGCGTGCCTCTGTGTGGGACCAAGAAGGGTCGCGCCGTGAATCCTCATGACGCCAAGTTCGTGACGTGCAAGCGGTGCCTGGTGTCACTACGGAGGCTGGCGCCGTGATGGACACTCCTACGACCGGATGGTTCGGGCTCACGTGCTGGAACGGGCTCTCGGACGAGCAGCAGCGCATGTTGATCTACCAGGGCGTGCTCCCGTTCGGTCGGTGGATGCCCGAAGGTGGGTCGTGCGACAAGGGGGCCTCTGTGGCCATCGAGATCGAAGGCGATGAAGCTCCAGGGTCGCGGTTCTATTGCCTGCCCTGTGCTCGGGCCTACCTGGCGCAGATCCAGTGGGAGCGACCATGATCGGGATCTTCGTTATCGCTCTGGTGATCAGCTTCGTCGCCAGCGTGGTCGTCACCTCGGTCCTCATGCGGCGCCACAAGGTGCCGTTCTTCAACACCGTCACCGAGGACATGCCGCCGCAGGGGGTGTTCATCCGTGAGGACACACCATCTGGTACCGAGATGTGGAACCTCAACGGTGTGCCGTGGCACGACGCCATCGTCCCGCCCAAGAGTCACACCTGCTGGACGCAGACCCGAGGCGGCTACACCGACAAGAACAACGTGCACGTGTTCGTGCGCCGCTGCGCCTGTGGGGCCATCAGCATGAACGACTGGGACATCAACGACATCTACTGGCTTGAGCGCAACACGAGGACGGTTCGGAAGTGACCGATGAGTCTGATCGACATGGTGTTCCTAGCCCTCTTGATCTATTTGCTGTGGAACCACGACCGGCGCCACTGAGGCGCCCGGTGCTCGTGGTGGGGCTCACCGGGGAGAGCCTGAGCCTGCCCATGGACGAGATCCGGGCGCACTTCGACGGCCTGGGCGTCGAGGTCGTGTTGCTTCGCGGCGTCGTGGGCATGGTGGTCGTGTACCGATGATGACAGCGTCTAGCGTCGCGGCGTGACTGACGAACCGTGCTGTCCCGAATGTGGGCGTCCGATCACCGATCATGACAGCACCGAACGGAAGCGATGCCACGACGCGCTGAGCGGCTACCAGCGCCCGACTTGACATAAGGGCCACTATGGGCCACTGACACTGACAGCTAGGCGCGGTAGATGTTGACCTTGTTGACTTGACGTCGGCCCTTGTGTTGACGCACGTACCAGCGCCACAGATCCCAGCCGTCCTCACACTCGGCCGAGATCGTGTCGGTGACCAGGGAGCGCACGAACGCGCCTGCGGCCTGACCATCGACGGTGCCATGTGCTACCACGACCCGGTTGTGGCGGTCCAGGCGCTCCACCAACATCACGTGCACGGCGGCACCGTAGTTGTCAGTGTCAGTGGCTAGAAATCGAAGCAGCTTTCACAGGCTTCGGAAGCCGACTGAGCAATCGTCTCCAGAGGGCCAGCCGCCCAGGGGTCGCGCATGCGCTCGCCGCACTGCGCCTTGCCGTGCTCATCGCTCGGCAGGTGCATCACGCGGTCATCGAGGCCCATCAGCGCGACAGTCATCAGTCCCATTGTTCCACGGGCCAGGCACCATGGCGGTCCATCATGCCGGTGGCGTGGACGTAGCGCGGGTATCGCTTGTCGGGCTCTGAGGCCAGTTCGTCCACCAGACGGCCTCCGCACTCGCCGCAGCGCATGTCGGGGAACCAGATCAAGTCCTGGAGCCCGGGGAACTCTCGCTTGATGTCGTCCTTCCAGGCTTTGGCGGTGTTGACGACGACACAGCGCATCAGGGGCAGGTCGTACTCCTCGTAGAGGTAGTCGTCGGGCTGAGTCACCACGGGCAGGCCCACTGCCTCGGCCCACTGCATCTCCTCGATCTCGTACCACGGGCCGTAGCGACCCTGGAGGAAGTAGCGGATCACTCCTGCTCCTTGTCGTCCTCTAGGGCGTAGGGCTGCTCCCAGGGGGCCAGGTTCGTCTCGTGGAACCCGAAGGGCACGTCGTCATCCTCACCTGGCGTCCAATACCGCACCTCTCGGTCATGGTGGGGCGTCATACGCCGGTCACTCGGCGCGGGCTTCTTGTGGCCTGCACCGCGTCGGTTGTTGCGGCTCATGGCCAGTGCGCCTTCATCGTGGCCACGCCGAACATGGTGCCGTAGATCGCCAGGATGGTGAAGCAGATGGCTAGGACGACCCACATCGCCACCCAGCAGGCGCTGACGGCGTAGACCTCCCAGTCGGTGCGGTGGTGGGCGGTGCTCATACCATGTCGTCCAGTACGCCCTCGTACCACGGCACACCCGGCCCTCTCGTGTCTTCGGGCCTGACCTTGCTGATCGCCTTGGCGACCTTCTGTAGCTCTGTGAAGGCCCGCTTTGTCAGGATCACTTCGGAGCGCACCAAGATCGTGTCGTACTCGATCCAGGGCTCTGCTTTGAGGTGATCCAGTAAGGCCTGCATGCGGTTGAGCACCGCCGTCATCTCGCTAGCCGCCGACATCAGTCGTCCCACCATTCGATGTAGTCGAGCGCATCCGCCAGGCGCAGGGTCATGTTGCCCTTGAGGGCGTAGAAGCCGTGGCAGACCGGCTCGATCGGCGCATCCTGGTGGATGTGCTTGTGACAGGGGATAACACCTTCGTCACCGCACTTGGCGACCATTTCGTCGCGACGCTCGGTGTTGATCGGGGAGTTCTTCCCGAAGATGCACGTCTCGCACTGGCGGCGTCGGACATGCACCTTGTCGTTCACGAACACGTTGTGCTTGGTCATACGCCGTAGTCGTATTCCTTCCAGGCCAGACAGCGCTTGCACACCGGGTAGTCCTGCTCTACACCCTCGGCTTCACGGAAGCGGCGAGGGCTGAGGTCTTTCGAGCCTCGGTAGTGGACGTTGCAACGTGGTACCACCATGAGTCCGTCCTCTTCGATCCGCTCGATGCCGATGTGGCGGATCGAGCGGATCGGGTGGCTGCGGTAGCCCTGGGCACCGAACAGGATCAGGTAGATGGGAACCTCAGAGGTCATCAGACCTCCAAGCGCCCCATGCTGGCGTAGGCACCAGCGAGCGGGGCTGCTACCGGTCCCCGCAGGGTGACCACGGGGTGGTTGGGGCACCGGACTTCCACGCCGTCACGGCAGGGAGCGACCTGGGCCTCGCTCAGGGGCCAGCAGTAGGTCTCCCGGGGCGAGTACACCCAGAAGCACCCGTCGCGGATCACGAAGGTGCCCGAGTCGGTGTCCCGGCTCTGGTAGGGGATCGGGATCGAGGCGAAGAGGCCGCTCACGATGGCCCCGACGTGCAGGGAGCGCTGAGCCGGGGTGGAGACCACCACCTGGCAGGTGAAGTCCTGCCAGTTCTCGAACCAGTACCGGTTGCGCTTCTCTGTCTCTGCCACGCTTGCCATGGCTAGAGATTACTACGATGCGGAACCCTGCGATGTGGGCCGAACGGACTCTTTGGGGGGTCGGTCCAGCCAGACCCGTCCGTACATGACGTTGAGGCCGGGGGGTAGGTGCTCCATGCAGCGGTACTTGTTCCGCCACATCCGCTTACGGGTGCCGGGATGGTGGTGGTAGGCCACGGCGAGCCTCTGGCAGTGGCGGGTGGAACACCGGCAGATGTTGCCTTCTGCGGCGGCGTACCAGCCAGTACCATCAGAACTGGGTAGTAGGGCTTGAAGGTGAACGAGGGCCATTGTCAGTGTCAGTGCTCGGAACCGGGTGCATCGATGTCCAGCAGGCCCGACACCTCGTGCTGGAAGGTCTCTTGCAGTGAGCCGAGGGGGTCCCAGCCGTCTTGCTCGATCGACTGGATCACCGTCGTTGCGGCCCACACGATGGCGTCCACCATCCCCTTGTACTTGCTGTCCGTGTGGTAGCGCCGCACTACTTCGATCCGGCTGATCCCTTGGTTCTCAGCCGAGATGTCGAAGAGCCGGTCAGCGAACCGCCGCCCGAAATCGTTCGTATCGATCATGTCCCCAGTATAGCCCTAAGAAATGCCCGTGCGGATTCGGGCATACTCGTCAAGGACCCGCATGTACGCCACCACGATGTCCTCCATCTGCGCGCTCGTCCAGATGGGCTCGTCCCCTTGGCCTCGCTCAATCAGGTACTGACACCGTTCCCTGATCCGCTCTGGACTCACTGCTCTCCTCCAGGTCTAGGTACACGTGTGGTCCCACTATGTACAGGTAGTCAACGCAGCAATCCACCAACATCCGGTAGCGCGGCACCAGGCTCTCGCCGCACCAGCAGGGGAACTGCTTGTCCCGGTGCCACTTGCTGCGGTTCAGGAGGTGGTTCCGATGGGGGGCGCGGTACCCGCTGGGGTTCCATGGTGCGCTCATAGGAAGTAGAACCCTAACACTTGCGGGCCATGGCATCCCGCACCAGGGCGAGCGCCTGGTCGTGTCCGGCCAAGGCCTGCACTTCGGTGGACCAGCGCCAGCAGTACTCGTCCATCTCCAGGTCGCCCGTCTCGGAGAAGATCATCGTCTCGAAGATCAGTGGTGGCCCTTCCAGGCTGAAGTTGTGGTTGAGCCCCAGCCACACGGTGGAGATCCGGACGCCCTTGATCCAGTCCTGGGCCACGTGATTGTCCCCGGCTTCCAACATGCGCGCCCAGGCGAACAGGCCGATCGGGTTTCCCTGGCGGTCGAAGTAGTGCTCCATCAGGCGGGAGACCCTACTTCCAGACCTTGACGACGTCCTGTTCAATCAGAGGCAGGTCGTCGGGTCCCTTGATGTGGCTGGAGATGTACACGGGGCGCCGAAACTGGCGCTTGGGGCCATAGGCCTGCTGGCGCCAGTGACCCTTGACGATCCAACGGTGGGTCCACTCGACGTGCCTCTCACCCTTGGCCTGACTCGACGGCTTGTGGCTCTTGTGGATGTCCACCAGGCGCACCTTGGGCACCTTGTGGCCTGCTCGGGTCAGGCGCTTCCGTACGGCGTTGGGTGGGTTCACCTCGGTCGTGGTGGTGATCTTCTCCTGTGCACTCAACAGGGCGAAGGCAGCCAGGATGCGGCGGTCCTCGATGATGGAGGCCAACTGCGTGTCGGTGAAGTCGGGCGGCGCGAACTCCCCCTCGGTGTCGAAGCCGAAGGGCCAGTCGGTGCGGCCCAGCGGGCTCCACATGGTCCACTTGCGCCAGGTGGCGATGGAGATGCCGTCACCTGTGAAGCGCTCGTACTCCTGGAGCGCTGGGGAGTCGCTGGGAACCGTGTAGACAGCGACGTCTCGTTCGTGTGCGGGAGACGTGTGGTGAACGTCGGCTCGGGTGCCCTTCTCGATGTCGTACTTGGACGGCCCCCACACCATGGCCTGCACGAGGATGCGGTCGAAGTCCGCTCGGGCGTCAATCCCCACGAGCGGCGTGGCGAAGAACAGCACGCCGGACTTCGATGGCAGCAGGTCGGGCGTGAGCGTGGTCGGCGGCAGTGACGGTGCGGCGTGTTGTAGCAACGAGCACATGTCGGGGCTGACCCAGTACAGGTCGCCGTACATGATCTCGCCCAGCATCCACTCCATGGAGTATGGGGCCATGTCGGGGTTGCTGGCGAAGAACTCTGACTGGCTCATGATGAGCGCTGTGCGGGCCATGTCCAGCCGGTGCTCGGGCACCATCTGAGGCCGGATCTCGATGGGGATGCTGTTGATGATGGCTTCTCGGGTGGCGAGTGTTTCCGCTACTCGGTCTCTGTCCACCTCGACCTCACTGCCGTCTGCGGCCAGGATCACGAGCTTGTCGCCTCGTAGGGCGTAGGTGACCTCCATGCCACCGGTCTTCCCTCCTGCGGTCATGTCAGGATTGTACCTGATTCGGAATCGGTGGACCCTGAGTCTTTCGACCCTTGTGCATCTGCTCGTAGCCCCACAGCTTGGCTGGTGTCAGCCAGGGTTCCCCTGAGCGCCCACTGGCCAGGCACTCGTTGCACTCGATGCACTCCAGGTTGATCCGCCGCCACCAGCGTCGGCGTAGCCGGATCGTGTGCATGCGGTCAACCTCCAGTTGAGTCATCCACTCAGGCCACGTCATCGTTGGGTTCGCCGTACTGTTTCGCGAACTTGGCGATGGCCTCTCCCAGGCGCTCTCGGTCCCGAGGGTTGTTCAAGTCGCACTCCACGATCAGGTCGGCTACCCGCACCAAGTGTTCAGGGACCTGCATGCCAGGCTTGATAACGCACAGGATCGGCTTGTCGAACATGATGCTGAGCCCTAGCTCGACGGCGAACTTGAGGTCAGAGTTGCGGGCCTCATCTGGTACCAGGGAGACGGTGATCATCGAGTCTCGGATCATGGGTGGCAGCCTCTTGCGAGTGTTCTCCAGCCATGCCTTGGTGTCAGGGTGCTGCCATGGATCGTCAGTGTCAGTGGGCATCAGGTGTCCTTCTGCGTGAGGTCGTAGAGGGCGGCGTCTAGTTCTTCCATGGTGTCCACCATGTACAGGACGCTCTCTCGGTCTTTGGCGCTCTCGAAGGCGTCCAGTGCTTCACGAGCGGCCTCCCCGAGGGAACGGATGTTGTTGAGGTTTCTCTCGTCCCGCTGGGCCTTGTCGTCGTCCCATATCTTGAAAAGTTGAATCAACGTATCGAAGACACCCTGCACGATGTAGTCGTCCAGGCCTGACTGGACCCGGCCGGTGATCTGGGTCCAGGCGAAGTCCATGCGCTCGTCCTGCTTGCAGGCTGTCTGGATCGTCTTGGTGAGCCGGGGGCTGATGAAGCTCGGCGCGTGGTCCATGTCCTGAGGGTGAGGGACCCTCTGCTCCTGAGGGTTCCGCTCTGAGAGCCGTTGTCCACGGTTTGTGTTCCAGGCCTGCTCCAGCATCCTTCGTTGGTGGGGCAGTAGTTCCCGGGGCAGCAGCCCCTCAAGGGCCTGTAGCTCGTTCACCCTCTTCATCTCTTCCTCGATGCGCGTCCTGGTGATGTGCGGATTCAGGGTCTCCTGAGTCAGGGTCTCCTGAGCTAGGGACTCCTGGATCTGGCGGATGCCCTCCATGGTGACCACCGGGCTGAGCGGGCTGATTATGGCCTCGCACTGGTACAGGGCGTGAGCCGGGGAGGCCTTGCATGTGGTGCAGTGGGAGCAGCGTTGGGTGACGAGCTTCATGCTGCACCTTCGTGCGCCTCAAGCCACTCGTCAACAGCTTTCTCCACGAGGAAGGTGCGGCTGACGATGCGCGCCTCGGCCTCCCCGTCCAGTCGTTCCAGTAGACCCGGGTCGAGCCGCAGTGTTATGTACACACGGCCGTCAGCGGCAGGTTGTCGGCCCTTGGTTCGTGGTCTAGGCACGACCCACCACCATCTTGTGCATGAACGCCTCCGTCGCCATGACCCAGTCGTTGTAGGCGCCGATGGCGTCGATGGGGATGGTTCCACTGGGGCTCACCGTCTCCAGCACCATGCGGCACACTTCCTCGGCGTCCAGAGCGCGGATCTTGCGTTGTTGGGGCGGGGACCCGTTCTTGGGGGGTCGGCCGATGGGTCGGGGCTGGGGTGGTTCTCCGGCCCTCTTCCTGGTGAGACGGGTCTCGCCCTTGATGCCGTGCTTGTGGTACTTGTGCAGCCCGAGGTGCTGGGGCATGGCGTAGGACGCTGGCCCACCATCCAGTCCCCACGTGCAGCCGGGGATGTCACAGACGAACGGCTTGGGTTTGGGCTTGGGCTTGGTAATGGGTGGCATCACCGGACCGCCTTGAGCTTGCGGGCCTCCCGTAGCCTCAGGGCCAGCATCGCCAGACGGAAGTCGTCCTTCGATGGCCTCTCCCCCCGGGCGTACAGGTAGTCCCTCGGTCTGATGTACGTCCGATACATCAGGTGTCCGCTGGTCCGGCTCCATACTTCCCTCCGCTCCATCATGCAGCGCTCACAGCGCAGCGTTACTGGCACTCCCCGGTCTGACTTCCAATCTGAGTCGGCGTCGAACCAGGCGTGGCCGTAGGTCCGGCATCTCGTGTAGTCCACAGCGTTCACGGGCATAGGCCGTCCTCCCCATCTTCCACCAGATTCCCCCACTTTAACACATCCCGTACCCTAACACCACTACACTGGGACCATGGACTTCACTCTTACGCTCAACGTCTCGGTCGAACATGTGGATGGCACGGCGCAAGCCACCAGGGGGCAGGTCTTGGAAGCGATCATGGAGCTTGTCAGGATCGAGCTTCCCGAAGACCTTGAGGTGGGCGAGGGCGACAGTGACGCGACGTTCAACATCTCCATCTGGGACGTGGACGAGGCGTGAAGCACCTGTTGAAGGATCAGACGCATGCGGGCGTCGTCGCCAAGTGTGGCGCCCGCTGTGCTCGTGAAGACGCCACCGTGTGGTACAGCGACGTGGACTGCCCCAAGTGCCGTCCCTACGATTGGGTACCAGATCCTCGTGGTCATGGTCTGATGCAGGTCGAGCGTGGTGTTAAGCCAACAAAGACGAAGGTGATGAAGCGCCTGCCCAGGCCTTCATGACTTGACACCGTGCGCTAACCTTACAATGCTACGGTTCCATGACATCCACCCAGCGGTATCGTTACGCGTTCTTGATAGCCCTCTTGGGTTTGTGCGTGGCGGTGCTGCTTCCCCAGCATTCATCCACCGAGGTGACCACGGTTGATGAGCCAACAACTGCGGCACCCGATGTGCCGACAACCACTACAACAACCGCCCTACCCGATCCCACAACCACTGCTCCACCGACGACAGCGCCACCTGCGACGGTTGAGCCAACGACTACGGCTCCTGCTCCACCGGAGCCGACTGCGAGCGCCGAGGTGGCTGCACCTGCCCCACCTGCTGCTGCTCTGACCGCTGACGCCATACCGGCTGACCCGACACCTGCTCCTGCGGTGCGAGTAGCGGCGGGCGTATGCGTCACCGACGACGCCTCCTGCCATCCACCGGAGACACCCGCTGCGCCACCGGACCCGCCGTCGTGGGCGCAGTGTCCGCAGTACTACCAGATGGCGCTCGACGTGGGCTGGCCCGAGAGCCAGATGAGGACGGTGATGTACGTCATGCACCGGGAGTCGGGCTGCAACCCCTCGGCTCGCTCCGGGAGCCACTGCGGCGGGCGCAACTACGCCATGGGCCTCATGCAGTTGTGCGCCTGGATGCCGGTGTATCAGGAGGTCCAGCCGGAACTCAATCTGGCCAAGTCGCTGGAGCTATGGCACACCCAGGGCTGGTGTCCGTGGGTCCTTCGCGGCGACCCGGTTACCGGGCGGGCCTGCGGTTGACCCCTGTTAGGGTCCGGCCTCATGGCTGACGACGAAGTTGCGATGATCCCCCGGGTCCTGGGGATGAACCTCGGCATCTCCTTCTTCGAGGAGACCCAGGACCCGGTGCTGGTACTGAATGCTGTCATCCCTGTGGATGCCATAGGGGAGCAGTTGGCTCATCACGCCGGGGTCGAGGGGCAGTGTGTAGTGCCGCTGGCCTTCACGGCGCAGGATCTCCAAGACCTGATTCCGCAGATCATCGAGGGTGTGATCAGGTGCAAGACCGTGATCGAGATGCTGACCACATGGCCCGAGCAGCGTGACGAGATCATCAAGAACCTGACATTCCGCTGGACGGGTGGCGTGCCCGAGAGCCAGGATGAAGGGGATGGCGCAGCGTAGGCAGGTTCCTGGACAGCAGTCGCTCTTCGGTGACGCACCCAAGAGCCGCAAACGCAGCCCCCGGTACGGCGCCACGGCCCGGTCCTCAGACATGGGGACCGGGCCGGACCTTGATACCACCAGTGCACGGCGGCGGATTCACGAAGCGGTCATCACCTTCGCTGACGACGTCGATGACTGGGAGGACGACTACTTCAACTCGACCCGGGTGGCGAGCGGGCGCTACAGCCCGAGCCGCCGTCAGTTGATCCTGGAGTGGGTCAACGGCAACCAGCCCTACGTCTACGACGCCGTGCCTCCGGCTGTGTGGACGGGCTTCCGGTCGGCGGGTTCGCAGGGCCAGTACGTCAACCACACGCTCAACACCTTCCCCTACCGCCCCTACGACGGCGGGTACTGATGCTGACCCTCAAGAGCGTCCGTAGCGTGTACGTGGGGTGGGAGAGCTACACCGACGAATCCAAGATCGTGTCGCGGGCCTGGTTCCGGGAGCGGGCCGAGCCCTGGCGCCTCGGTAGTGGTGTGCGGCTCAGGATCGGTCACAGGGCCATCCAGGTGGGCCGGTGTCACCCCAATCCTGAGCCCGACATGGACGTGTACAAGCAGTTGGGCGTTCGGAATCTGGAGTTCGACCCTGCGGAAATCGGAGCGTGGCGTGGGCCTGGTACGTCGGAACCGCCACCAGCCTCCTGACCCCGTCAGTGTCAGTGCGCGTCTCGTGTCGCTGCCACTGCGCGACCTGATCGATTACGCCGAGGTCGAGATCATGATGGCGGGTTTCAACCTGTCTGTCTGGCGGGACTCCCGGATCATCGACCCGACCAAGATCAACCAAGCCGTCGCGCACGCCGAGATGGCCCTGGAGGCGTTGCGTGCTCTGGAACAACGAGACAAGCCTGGATTGGCAAGCTGAAGCTGCGTGTCGAGGGATCGACCCAGAACTCTTCTTCCCCGAGCGGGGCGGCGACACCGACACCCCCAAGAGAGTCTGTGCCAAGTGTCCGGTGCGGGGCGAGTGCCTGGAGCACGCCCTGCGGTACCGGGAGCGCTGGGGCGTGTGGGGTGGGGCCAGTGACAAGGAACGACGGAGCATCATCCGCACACGGGCGCAGCGTCTTCGTAGGGAACAGCAACGGGGTAACGTCGCGTCATGACCTTGCAACAGATCGCCGCTGAGATCAACAAGCTCTTCCGCCGCTACGGGCTCGACCATGACGTCGTGGAGGTGGATGAGATGGGCTTCGTGGACAGGTTGCGGTTCGTTGACAGCACTGACACTGACGCCATGGAGCTTCTGCTCACCACCTTCACGGAACTGTTCCAGGGGTATTTCGAGGAGCATCCTGAGACCGCTCAGATGAGACTCTTCTGATTCGGGCACTGGTACGATGACACAGCACGACGGAAAGGATTCAGCGTGGCCCGAACCTCAACACCCACGAAGACGAGAGAGCCCCGAAAGCGGGCTCCCAAGGCGGTGACCAAGGCGGTACCCGTCAAGGCTCCGGCACCCCGCAAGCCCGTCCTCAACGATGGGCACCGTATCGACTCTCTAGAGCAGCGGATCGAGATGTTGGAGGCTGAGCGACCAGGACGGAAGCCTCTGCCACTCATCGCCATCCGCCAGCGGGGGGTCTGTGCGGTCGAGCCCGACAGCGATTCGTCGGTCTGCCCCTACGCCAGCATCTACCGCTACCAGTCGGGCTGCCACGGGAACCTCTGCCGCCAGAAGCAGCACGAGGCCTACGAGCGGCGCAAGGGGAACCATCGAGGCACCGCTGTCCCCGTGAAGAAGGCAGCAGTCCGGAAGCCAGCGGTCAAGAAGGCTCCGGCCAAGAAGGCGGCACCGGCCAAGGCAGCTACCAAGCGGCCCGCGACACCGGCCAAGGTCGTGTCCAAGCGTGCCTCGAAGAAGACCGCCGCCTGACATGGAGCCCGTTGCTGGTACCGGGCCACCATCGATACCAGCAGGTCAGGGCAAGAAGCATCTCCAGCGGATCGAGCCCTTCTACCAGGTCAACCTGGACGCAGCGGCGTTCGACTGGCTGTGGCGGCTCGTGGAAGCCCGCCATGGCCAGCACGTGGCGCAGATTCACGGCAACGGTGACGACGACGTCCATGACCTCCAGGCCCAGGTCAGCAGGCGTGCGGTGATCTCCTTCCGGGAGGCCGCAGGCACCCTCACGGTCCCACCACCAGCACCCCGGCGACGGCGACTTGTAAAGACACCGAATCCGAGGTAAAGTAGGAGTCCTTGGTGGTTCTTCGGTGACACGATGGACATCCAGGTTCCGGCAAGAAGCCCCTAGCCCCTCCCGGCCGGGGGCTTCTTCCGTGTTATGGTCCCGCACCATGACACTCATGCGAAAGCTCCTCGCCGGAGCGGTCGGGGGCGCTGCCGTCTTGGGCATGGCTCTCCCGGCTGGTGCGGCCCCGTTCAACAGCCAGAAGGCCATCGTGTTCCCGTTCGTGACCTGCACGCCCTTGCAGCCGGGGCTGGGGAACTTCTTCACCTCGTTCACGGTGCAGGGCAACGGGAGCGGCCCGGTGTTCCTGCCGGACGGCTCCAAGTTCCAGCCCTACTCGCTCCAGATCTTCTTCAACGGCACGCAGGTGGACGGCTTCTTCAAGGCGCCCCTCGTACCCAGTGCCACCTACGAGTGCTCCGGCACCGTGAAGCAGGGTCCGATCGATGATCCGGTGGTGACGTCCTTCGTCGCCCAAGGTGTCTTCAAGAGCTAGGTTCAGCGTCGAGTTGGGGGGCGTTCCGGGTCACAGCGTGATCGTTCCCCTTCTCGCCGGGGTGTGGCGCAGTTGGTTAGCGCGCTGGTCTGGGGGACCAGAGGTCGCAGGTTCAAGTCCTGTCACCCCGACATGGACGTACATGAGGTGCTGCTGTGGTGTTTCGAGCAGAACTACCACGCCGACAAGATGAACGCCGCCATCCACTGCGCCCCGGTGCGTTTCAGCCCGCTCACGTTCCGCCTCTACGAGAAGCTGTGGGCGATGATCTGGCCCAAGGGCATGGACATCACCCAGGAGATGGCTGAGGTCCGTAGTCACATCGGTGACTACGAGGAGGACCCGGGCCGGTGAAGGTCATTGTGGACGGCACCGTGTACGTGTGCGACAACGTGATGGTCAGTATGGACGCTGTCAGCATCATCCATCCCGTTGATGCTGACGGGCACTTCCCCAAGCCCACGATGCTGCTGTCGTGGCAAGCGATCGAGGTCATCAAGTGATCCATCTCTTCGCGCAGAGCCTCAACAACTCCAAGGCGCCGGTCTCACCCATCGGTGGCTGGCCCAAGGCCATCGCCATCGTGGCCATGCTGTGGACGATCATGGTGGCCCTGGGGTGGGGCTTCGTGACGTTCGTGCGGGCGTGGGAGACCATCCGCAGGCACCGAGGAGAAGATGGCTGGGAGTGAGCCGGATCGCAGTCTGGTTCTCGGGGACCTGCACATCGACTTGTGGCGGGGGCTGTTCCGGGACGAGGTACGGGTCTGGATAGACGTGCGTCCGGCAGCCGGTGGCCTGCGTAGTAGCCAGAGGGTCTGGCGCGGCAAGGGCAACGCGCTGTTCGATGAGACGGTGAGGAGATACACCGTCTAGTACCTGTTGTGCCACCATGATGTGGTGACTGATCTGATCGAGCGCCTGCCTGATGCCTTTCAGGCCCAGGACGAGCCGGTCTACGACGAGGACGACGAGGCGGTTCTAGACGAGGACCCTGCCGATCAGATCGAGCTTGATGAGTCAACGGCCGAGTTCATCGACAACCTCGTCAAGCGGTGCATCCTCTTCATCGAGGAGTTCTGCGAGGTCCCCTTCTACCCGTACCAGCGCGAGGTCAGCTACCGCATCATCGAGTCGATCCTCCTCAACGACGCCGAGGAACTGACGGCGCTCATCAGTCGTCAGGCGGGCAAGACCGAGACCCTGGCCAACACCTTCGCCGGTCTCATGGTGCTGTTACCAAAGCTGGCGTTGAGCTTCGACATGTTGTCCCGGTTCAAGAAGGGGCTCTGGGTGGGGTGCTTCGCGCCCACCGAAGACCAGTCGGAAACCCTGCATGGGCGCATCGTGGACCGGCTCACGAGTGACTTCGCCACTGAGTTCCTGATGGACCCCGAGATCGATGACGAGGTGAAGGGGAAGGGGAAGGTCATCCGGCTGAAGAACGGGAGCCTCGCCCGACGACAGACGTGCAACCCGAAGGCCAAGATCGAGGGTAAGACCTACCACGTCATCGTCATAGACGAAGCTCAGGATGCTGACGCCGATGTCGTGCGTAAGTCGGTGCACCCCATGATGGCAGCCACGGCGGGGACCATGGTCAAGATCGGCACCCCGAGCCGCGTGAAGGGTGACTTCTACCGGGCGATTCAACTCAACAAGCGTCGAGCCACAAGCCGGATGCGTCGGCACAACCACTACGAGTACGACTACAAGATCGTCTCCAAGTACAACCCCCTCTATGCGAAGTACATCTCCAAGGAGAAGCGTCGTCTGGGCGAGGACAGCGACGAGTTCCAGATGAGCTACGCCATCAAGTGGTTGCTGGAGCGAGGTCAGTTCGTCACCGACGAGGTCATGGACTCACTCATGGACACCAGCATGCCCCTGGTGCGCTCCTGGTACAAGAGCGCATGTGTGGCCGGGGTGGACCCGGCCCGCCTTCGTGACTCAACAGTGGTCACCGTGTGCTGGGTGGACTGGGACTACCCTGATCCGTTTGGCTTCCGAGAGCACCGAGTCCTGGACTGGCTGGAGCTACACAACCAGCCCTGGGAGGAGCAGTACTTCGCCATCGCTGACTTCCTGGACAACTACCGGCTCGCTTACGTCGCCGTCGATGCACAGGCCATGGGTACCGCCATCGCAGAACGGCTCCAACTGCTTCTGGGCTCTCGTTGTGTCGTCATCCCCATGGGGTCCGACACCAAGGCGCAGGGTACCCGGTGGAAGAACCTCCAGACGTTGATCGACCGGCGCTTGATGGTGTACCCGGGGCACTCCAAGGCCCGCCGCACTCGTGTCTGGCGCCGGTTCCGTCAACAGATGTCGGACGTCATCAAGGTGTTCCGAGCAGGGCAAATGCTCGTTGAGGCACCAGACGAGGTGGAGGCCCATGACGATTTCGTTGACTCCCTGGCCCTAGCCTGTGCGGCGTCCATGACCGAGGTCGAGGACTCGGTCGAAGTGAGCGAGAGCCCGTTCTTCGCGTCTCGCTGAGCCAACAGGCGTATGATCCCGCCAACCGACCCCACGGAGGTCACCCATGGGCATCGCACCGGTCCCGTCCCTCGGCCCCGAGAAGTTCCGAGGAGCCCAGTACGAACACGACATCGCCAGCAACGATCGGCGTCGTGGTCCCCTTCGTTTCGAGGAGGGAATCGCCACTGACACTGACGTGCCCAACGACTTCCGCCGTGGCGCCTACGCCGACACCGCCAACGAGCGGCCGGTCACGTGCTGGAAGGGCCAGGCCGAGACGATGCGGGAGCGCGCCCACATGGGCTCGTCCACCTGGATCGAGGCACCGAGCATGCTGGGCGAGTTCGTCCACGGCTCACAGGCCTTCGGCACCGGCTACGGCTTCGAGCGGGAGAGCGAAGGTCTCAAGCGGCGCCCCAACCGCGCCGTCGTCAACGACTGATGCCTTGGCCACCGCAGCGCATGCAGACGGTAGGAACCCGTCTGCCGAGCACCCAAACGGTGCACGAACGCGTCTTTGGTGGCCTCTCACCAGGCCGACCCATCGTCATCCCGCCCCATGACATCCGGCTGAAGAAGGACAAAGAGAAGCCGGAGAACTACCGACTCCTCTGGGCCAAGATGAAGCCGGAGGTCATGAAGCGGGCTGACGACATGATGGGCATCAACATGCCTCCCGGCCTGGCGCCGTCAGCGCTGAGCTACGTCAACAACAAGCGGCGACGGGCGAGCCCCACTGCGGGAGGTAGCTGATGGTCATCGCACGGAATCGGGTGGACTCCTTCTCGGGAGCAGCCCCGGAGCGGACCGAGGGCGCCATCCCCATGGGTCCGGCGCACTCCACAGGCGGGTTCAGCCCCATGGCGGGCCGCAAGTCTGGCCGTCCGGCACCCAACGTGCCTCTGCGCCAGCCTGCGCGTGAGGCCACCTTGGTAGCGCATGGTCTCATGCCCTCGGGCAAGGGCGACCCGAACCAGGGCCAGTTGTTCCAGACCCAGCAGTTCGAGAAGCCGGTGTCTGAGATCGCCCACGCTGCCGGGGTAGCACCACCGCTGGCTTCCAGTGGGGGTGGCTTCCTGCCGGGGATCGAGGCGAGCCCCACGGGTGCCGTGTCAGCCCATCAGCGCAAGGTCAACGCCATCCAGAACTTCGCTGAGACCCGAGCCTCCCACCCCATCGATGTGCCTCACCAGACCCCAGCCGGGGACGACTACGGCCAGGGTGCGCGCCACATGGCGCACCTGACCAAGCTGATGGCCGCAGCACCTACGTCGCCGTGGTACAGCGGCCGGGACGAGGAGACTGGTCATGTCACCCCCGGCCAGGCTGTTCCGGGCATCGAGACGGCGGCGGCGCAGACTGACTCCTCCATGGCGTCGATGACCCGCGCTGTGGCCCAGACCAGCCCTCGCACGCCGTGGTCCATGGGCAACGCCAACCAGCCTTCGACGCCCAACCTGACCACGGCCACCAACGTGGGGCGCGCCGTGCGGGAGCGGGAGAGCCGCTTCCCCGGTGTGAAGGCCCGTGAGTCAACACTGGAGCGCCTGGGCCGGGAGTCGCCCGGTATCGGGTTGCCTCTGTCCAAGGAGCGCGCCGCCATCTCGCTGGGTCGGCCTGGTACCTCGTCCGACCCGCTGCCCGCCAAGACCGAGGGCATGGAGAAGGTGCCCAACTTCAACGAGGGGCTGTCAGTAGGCCAGGAGCAGATCCCCACGGCGGTACGGGCTGCCTACGCTGGGTCCTACACCAGTGACGCGTGGGATCTCTCAGCCAAGGGCATGCCTGAGACCCTGCACAAGAAGGCTGGCCAGTACGACGTGGACAAGATGCTCTCCACTCGTGTGGCGTTCAAGCACCGGATGCTGCCGGGGGACCTCCAGTCCAACGTGTGGTCCCACGAGCGGGCCACGAAGGACCCTGAGCCACTGACGGCCTCGGTCCAGGATGCTGCTGGCAAGTATCACGACGCACCATCGTTGCTCCGTGAGGACCAGTTCACGGGCAAGCTGACACCGAGCTTCGATTTCTCCCGCTCGTCTGAAGGTGCGGTACCGGATCGCCGCTCTGATGCGGCCAAGCGTATGAAGATCGACTTCTGATGTCAGTCAACTTCTACCCGCCGAGCTACCGGGCCGCAGCCAGTGACCTGACCATCGCCATCAGCCCGCTGGGCCTTGTTGAGTTAGCAGACGAGGAGTTCGAGGTCCACGGCCCTCGACTAAATCGTTATGCGATGAACTGGGCCTGGTACCTGGGCCATCACTGGGCGTACAAGCGGGAGATTGGTGAGCCCCAACTCACCTTCAACTACATCAAGGCGTTCAGCGACTACATCAACAACTTCACCTTCGGCCGTGGTGTGGAGTTCCACTCCCCTGAGGCCACCAGCCTGGTCATCCCGCCGCTGCTCAAGCGGGTGTGGGAGATCGACAACAACAAAGCCAAGCTCCTGTGGGAGATCGGCCAGTTGGGTGGCGTTTCCGGTGACGTGTTCATCAAGGTGGCCTACGAAGAGGCTTGGGTTGACCCAACAGGGATGATCCACCCGGGCAAGGTCCGCATCCTGCCGTTGAACCCGGCGTTCTGCTTCCCGGAGTTCCACGCCCATGATCGGTCCCGCATCCAGCGCTTCAAGCTCAAGTACAAGTTCTGGGGCACGGCTCAGGACGGCACCCGACAGGTGTACACCTACGTCGAGCTTGTCACCGACGAGTCGATCGAGGAGTACGTCAACGACGAGTTGATCGACCGCCGTGAGAACAGCCTGGGCACCATCCCCATCGTGCACATCCCGAACGTGCCTGTTGCGTCATCACCGTGGGGTCTCGGTGACTGCAACGACATCATCGCCATCAACCGGGAGTACAACGAGCGGGCCACGAACATCTCCGACGTGATCAACTATCACGCGAGCCCCGTCACGGTGATCATCGGGGCCAAGGCGTCGAACCTGGAGAAGGGGCCGAAGAAGGTCTGGTCCATCGGGAACAAGGACGCCAAGATCGAGAACCTGGAGTTGGACACCAACTTCGCGGGGCCGCTGGGCTACATGGAACTGCTCAAGCGCTCGATGCACGAGATGACCGGTGTCCCCGAGGGGGCGTTGGGTCAACAGACACCAGTTAGCAACACCTCGGGCGTGGCGCTTCAGATGCAATACGCGTCGATGATGCACCGCTACCACCAGAAGCGGACGCAGTACACGTCGGGCTTCAAGACGGTCAACGAGCTAGCCCTGAAGTACATCGCGCTGTTCGAGCCCGACAGCCTCCAGTACAACCCCTCCCTAGCTGGGGTGATCCCGGACCCGGACCAACTGATGCAGTTGGACCCCTTCGACCCGGTCACCTACCGCACCGAGATCTTCTGGCCGGACCCCATGCCCATGGACCGGCTGCTCAAGATCAACGAGATCCAGGCCCTCATGGCGATGAGCCTGGAGTCCCGCAAGGGCGCCCTGCGTGACCTGGGCGAGCAGTACCCCGATCAGAAGCTGCGAGAGATCTTCGAGGAGATGATGGAGGACCTGAAGGAGCAGGGCGCTCTCGACCTGATCCGCTTGCAGGTGTCGCAGTTCCAGATGGCTTCGACCGGCATGACGCCCGATGGGCAGCCCATTCTGCTACCGGATGGTGGCATGGCGCCTGGTGCCCCTGTTGACCCAGCACTAGCTCAAGAGATGATGCAACGGGCCTACCAGGTGATGCCGCCGCAGGTCATGGACTACGACCAGAACGACACGACCCAGCAGTAAGTGTGACAACATGGAGAACGAGACCCTATGAGTGACCAAGCAACGCATTCCGGCGACACCGGCAACGGGTTCATCACGGGCGCTGACCCGCGCACCCCACCCATGACCCAGGCAGACCTTCTAGCCATGCAGCAGAGCGGTGGACAGGTACCGCATGTTGTCATCAACAACGGCCCTGGTGGGCAGGGTCAGCCTGGCCCGCAGGGGCAGCGGTTCTTCACCGAGGAAGAGGTCGGGGCGATTCGCACCGAGGAGAAGGACAAGCTCTACGGCCGGATGACCGAGATGGAGAGGGAGCTAGATCAGCTTCGCCAGGACCGTGAGGCCCGTGAGGCGCAGGCGCAGCAGGAGCAGGAGCGCCTTGCCGCCGAGGCCCAGGCCAAGGCTGAAGAGGCCTTGGACGTGCGTCAACTCCTGGAGAAGAAGGACCAGGAGTGGAACACCCGCCTGGCTGACATCGAGTCCCAGCGGGAGCGTGACCTGGCCATCTTCGCGCAGGAGCGCCAGTTCACACAACTCCAGGACTACCGGCGTGACCGCATCGAGCAGGAGCAGGAGTGGATCTTGCCCGAGCTTCGGGACCTGATCATCGGCTCCAACCCGGCTGAGATCGACAACGCCATCGAGATCATGAAGCAGCGCACGGCTACCATCGTGCAGAATCTCCAAGCAGCGGTGACACAGCAACGAGGACCGATCCGGGGAGTGGCCCCCACCGGAGCGCCGCCAGTGGGGCCAATGGAACAACAGATGGCTACACAGACCCTTTCGGCGGATGAAATCCGTCAGATGGACAACAAGACGTTCGCTATTTATCGCGACCAACTACTGGGGATCGCTTCCCGAGCAGGAGCCCAAGGCCTCAACCAGCGCCAGGCCCAGTAGACACAACAACGTCTTCCATCTGGAAGGGAAGTGAGCAGTAATGGCCAACGCAACACCAGCCCCGATCGGTAGCCCGTTCCCCACCGGGTCCGCGGTCACCGGTACCAACCAAGTCGCTGGCGGCGCCCAGTACAGCGTCTACGGCAACGCCGCTGGCTACAACATGGCTGCTGGTCCTGATGGGAGTGGCGGCTACTCCGTCGCCCCCACCACGGCCTCGTCCATGATGGGTCCAGCGATCCAGGTCATCTGGTCGAAGGAGATCCTCTTTCAGGCCATGCCGGTCCTGAGATTCGAGCAGTTCGCGGTCAAGAAGACGGAACTGGGCATCATGCCTGGACTGACCGTCAACTTCATGCGTTACAACAACCTGCCGATCCCTGCCGGTCCCCTGGTCGAGGGTGTCCGCATGCGGACCTACGCTCTCAGCGCGCAGCAGTACCAAATAAAAGTGGCTGAGCAGGGCTTTGCCGTCTCGGTGACGGAACTGCTGCTCAACGCCAGCTTCGATGACGTGATGGCCTCGGCCTCGCGGCTCCTCGGGCGCAACATGGCGCTGTACATCGACACGCAGGCCCGCACGGCACTCCAGCGCTCGTCGTCGGCGGTGTACGGCTACGACACCTCGACCACGGCCATCAACGTCGGCTACGGCATCTACAACCCCGGCACCGTAGGCACGTCAGTGTCAGTGGCCGCTACGGGTGCGCCGTACTTCTACCTCACCATGGCGACGGTGAAGGACGCCGTCGAGATGATGGCGTCGAAGAACATCCCCCGCCTCGGGGAGACCTACGTGATGTTGGTGCACCCGCACCAGAGCCGTCGTCTCCGTGACACCCCGGAGTTCATCGAGGTCACGAAGTACGCGGCCCCGGGCAACTTCATGCTGGGCGAGATCGGGCGCCTGAACGATGTGGTCTTCATCGAGACCACGCAGATCGGTGTTCCGCTGGCTGCTGGCCAGATGCCGCCCACGTTGGCGCTCGATCCCTCGGTGGCGGCTGCCTACTGGCGTACCGACGTCGCGTCGGACACGACAGTGTCGTCCACCACGGACATCACCCAGCCGCAGACCGGTGGCTACGAGTCAGTCGGTCCCGGCGCCAACGTGATGCCCGGATGGGGCGAGTACTGGCCTGGCGGTGGTACCACCACCAACCCCGACAACATCTTCGAGGGGTTGATGATCGGGGACAACGCCTTCGGTCATGCCATCAGCCTCCCCGTGGAGCTTCGGGACGGCGGCGTGCTCGACTTCGGCCGTGAGCATGCACTGGCCTGGTACGGGATCTGGGGCTTCGGCACGATCACCGATTCCGCCGTCGTCCGCATCCAGACCAACTGATCTGGCGGCGCCCGCCGTCAAGTGACAGGACGGAGGGGGCCACTCGGCCCCCTCTTTCCACGGAACAGGAGATGTGATGGCCCAACAACGACGTGCTCCCGGAGCCACTGACACTGACATCCACGACCCGGACCTTCCGGCCAGTGAGATGCGGCCGGTGGAGGTCTCGGAAGAGGGTGGCGAGGTCACCCCTGGTGTGTCAACGATGGCGGGGCTCTTCGGTGCGCCGCATGTGGTGGACGAGGTCCAAGAGCTTCCGATGGCTCTCCAGGAGCAGCAGGAGGAAGACTCTCCGGTCTGGGTGATCCGCACGCACACCGACATCGAGGACATGACCCTCGGTGTGCCGATCGTGCACATGGCCTTCAAGGCTGGTGTGCGCTACAAGGTGCCGAAGGCTGTCGCCTACGAACTGGCGCGCCTCGACTTCCTGATGGAGCAGCCCTTCCCCTACAACGAGCGCATGGCGCGGAGGTAGCCCAATGAGCATGGTGACCGTCCACGGTCCCAACACGATGTACACCGACTCTCCGGGAGTCGTTCAGTCCTCGCCTGCGGGCGCCAAGGCCCAGCAGAACGCCAACAACGGCTTGCAGTACACCGTGACCACCACGGGGCCTCGTGGTACCACGAACCCGGCCGACTACGCCTGGACGGCCAGTGCTTCGGGCGTGTGCAACCCGACGACGGGGGCATCCACGGTCGTCACCTTCCCGGCAGGTGCGGCTGGTACCAACCAGACCATCACCTGCACCGTGTCTGGTGCGGGGACGCCACCGCTGGCCAACGGTACCTACGTCACCACGGTCAAGCCGTTCTCGGGTACGCCCCGGATGGTGCAGCCTGAGGCCCAGGTTCAGGCTGAAGCGCTGCCGCCCAGTGAGCAGGCTGACGTGGAGGTGGCCTACGACCCTGGCGCCCACACGGTGCCCGAGGTCATCGAGTTCGCTGAGAACAACCCCGATCAGGTGCAGGCGCTGATCGACGCTGAGGTAGCCGGGAAGAACCGGGCCACGCTGTTGCCTCACCTGGAAGCTCTCCTCTGACATGCCGCCGCGGGCCGGGTACATCGTCCTCAACTCGCCTGATGTCGGGGCCAACCTCGACATGGCCGAGCCTGATGCCCTGGACTTCAACCTCCTGGGCAACCTGCGCTATGGCGTGATCTCGGGCTGCGATGTAGCGGTCACGGGCTCGTCCACGGTCAACGTGGCGCAGGGCGTGTGGGTGGTCAACGGTCAGGTCGCGACGGGGAGCGGGCAGGTCTCTCTGACTGTCTCCACCAACAATCCCCGCTTCGACCTGATCGCTGGTAACTCGGCCGGTGGCGTCATCATCATCGGTGGCACCCCGAGCCCGAACCCGGTCTTCCCGTACTACGACGGCACCGTGTGCATCTTCGCCTCGATCCTGATCCTGCCTGGGTCCACACCGCCCGGGCAGGCGCAGGTGACCGACAAGCGCATCATGATCCCGCAGCGCTTCGCCACGGCCATCCTCAACGGCGGGATGCTGTTGAGTAACCAGGACCCCACGGCTGGGCAGGCGCTTCGGAATCTCTTCTCGATCGATCCCTACGGCAAGATGCAGTGGCTCAACGACACTGCGCTGGAGCGCACGGCGGCGGGCAAGCTCAAGCTGACCAGCACGCTCGACGTCGCCAACCTCCTGGTGAGCGTCCTCACCGCGACGGGGAATGTCACCATCGGCGGGGACATCACCGCCCACAACTTCGGTCATGGATTCTACGACCCCACTCCTACCGGTAGTGAGTCACCAGGAGACCTCTACAAGAACACCACCACTGGTACCGTGTGGGTCTTCCAGGCGGGGGCGTGGACCCAGTTGTCCACGAACGTCATCCCCACCGGCATGACGATGACCGGCATGATGCCCACGCCTCCCGTGGGCTGGCTGCTCATGAACGGCCAGACGGTCACCCAGGCGGCGGCGGGTGGGCTCTGGAACATGTTCCCGTCGTGGCGTTCCGGGGTCAACATGGTGCTACCGAACGCTACCAACTGCTTCTTCGGTTGGGGTACGCCGGGGGTGAAGGACGGCAACGCGTCGAGCCAGGTGACGTTGACCGTGGACAACATGCCTCCGCACCACCACCTGGCGAGCCCCACGACCGATGCCGGTGGCGCCCACATCCATACGGCCTCGACGGCGCCCGCAGGAGCCCACGGGCACTCCACCCAGACGGACGGCCAGCACGTGCATGATGTCAGGGACCTGGGGCACACGCATCCGACGACAGCGCCCAACACTGCGTACCTCACGAAGGTGCCACAAGGAACAGGTGTCGAGGGGTTCGCTCTGGGTAACCAGGACATCACCATGCCGCCGAGCACTGGCGCGAACCTCAACATCCTCGGTCAGGGTGTCACCAACATCTCACTCATGCCGACGTCTTCACAGCACGATCACGTTCTCACGCCTGCTGCTACGCACACGCACCCCGTCACCATCGACAGCGGTGGTGCACCCCACTCGCACCCCATCACCGAGAACACGGTGGGAGGAGGAGTTCCGATCGACATCCGTCCTCCCTTCATGGGCATGTACCTGTACATCAAGACGTGAGGTGACCTGTGCCGAGCCAGCAGCAGACCTTCAATGACACGCCCTCCCCGATCAGCCAGAGCGTGCAGATCTGGGGAGAGGGTCCTGAGATCAGCCCCTACGCCACTGACTTTGTGCCCCCGAGCACGTTCCTGCCCGGTGTCAGTGTCAGTGGTAGTAATGGTTCGGGAACAGGTACAAACGCTGCCAGCACTGGCTCGACCAGCCAGACCCCGGATGAGTACGACCTGCACTGGGTAGCCGGGGACACCGCTGAGTTCCAGTTCTACTTCGACGGCGTCTGCTGGACCGATGTGAAGCCCACCGACACTCTCGGGCTCACCTGGGTGATGACCCAGTGGACGTCTCAGGTGCGCGCCGAGGGTTGGTACTACTACGGTTACTGGTGGCCACCCACGTGGCCCGGGTACCGGTACGTGATGACCTTCACCATCACTACCGAGTTCCTGGACGACTTCAGCAACCTGGGGCCGGGGACCATGGTCACGCTCACTGGGGGCACGATCTGGCCCGGGCACTACCTCTGGGATCTCCAGACCAAGCAGTGGGAGGACCCGCTCCTGGTGGACGCGTGGACCACCCGTACCTGGCTGACGGGCAAGGCCACGGTGGACACGCAGGTGACGCAGCCGGATCTCTACCCGCCGAGCAACTGGCACGTGATCCCCTATGCCTAGCCCCGTCCGCATCAACGTGCAGGGCACCAGTGCGCCGCAGGTGATCGTTCCTGGGGGCGCAGGAGCGCCGGTCATCGTCTCCCCCGTCATCGAAGGTGAGACGGGTCCTGTCGGTCCCGAAGGTCCGGCTGGTCCTCCTGGTCCGGCTGGCGGTGTTGTTGTGTCAGCAACCGAACCCGTCGCCCCCACTGTGGGGATGATCTGGGTCAAGCCTTAGGAGTGAGTCATGGCAGGTTCCAAGTCCGACGCCTGGGAAATCGATGTCCTCAAGATGGCTACTGGCCAGGCGACCACCCTCGTCACCACGACCGCGCTCGCCACGGTGCCGGTCAAGCTGTTCACCGTTGCACCCACCGACTCGACCACGGGCACTGAGGTCACAGGCGGTAGCTACGTACCGGTGGACTCCAAGGGCAAGTGGGGGACACCTGCGGCGGGGTCGGTGTCCAACAATGCCGTCATCACCTTCGCCCAGGCCACTGCTGACTGGGGCACCATTGTGGCCTTCGCTACGACGGTGCCAGGTGGTACCCAACTCATGTGGGGCACGTTGACCACCCCCAAGCCGGTGCTCAACGGTGACACGCCGAGCTTCGCCGCGGGGCAGCTTGTTCTGACCGAGGACTGATGGCGCAGTACAGCCGGAAGCCGATCGTGGTCGAGGCTCTGCAATGGACTGGCACGAACGCTGATGAGATGAACACCTGGATGGCGACGGCCACCGTCCCCATCGACGTGCGTTGGTCCTTCGCCTCCGACAGCGACCACACCGAGTTCATCATCGGTGTCCAGACTCTCGATGGCGTTCAGACCTCGGGCGATCTGACTGTGCCGATCGACAACTGGGTCGTATGCAACGAGAACGACCTGATGGTCACCTACACCGACGCCGAGTTCAACGCTATCTACGAGGTGGTGCCCTGATGTCTCGCTTCGGACTTGCTTGGAACGTCGTCGGTGTCTCGAACTCAGCGCTGGCCTGGATGCGTACGACGGCAGCCAAGGACATGCGTATCTGGGAAATCGGTGTGTACATGTCAGGTGGTACCGCCGCCGCCACGGACGTTGGCCTTGGTCGTCCTGCTGCTATCTCGCTCACGCCGACCACGCTGACACCACAAGCGGAAGACACGTCGTCTGGTGCGGCCTCGTGCACCGGCCAGGTGGCGGCGTCCACCAAACCCACCGTGCCCGCCAACTACTTCAGACGCTTCGGCATACCGGCCACTATCGGTGCGGGCATCATCTGGTCGTTCCCGACCGGGTTAATCGTGCCCTCCGGTCCGGCTGAGTTGGTGGTGTGGAACATTGGCGCTTCGACTTCGACGTTCTCGGGGTACTTCGTCTACGACGAGTAACCTATGCCCGGATACGCCACCACTCCGGGTAACGCCCTGCCACTGGGTTCGCAAGTCTTCAGTGGTGTGGCCACAGAGGCCACGACATATGGGTTGGAGAATCTAGAGTTCACCTTGGGGGCTGGCCTCCCGTCGCGGACCGTCAACTCTGGTCTGCCTCCTGCGTCTGTTGTCAGTGCTCTCACACCCACGGATCGCGGGACGTTCCAGGCCGGACCGAGTGGCGGCACCATCACGATGGCGGCTACGTCAACGGCGTTCACACCTGCGGCTGGCTCGATCCTCGTCGTGAAACTGATAGCAAATGCTCGCTATGACGGCATCGGCGGTTCGGGCCTCACGGTGGCCATGTCCGACACGTTCGGAACGACAGGCAAGGGGACGTGGACCAAACAGGCCACCTGTACCCGTGCTCCGGTCACCACCAACGGTCAATACATGGAGCAGGTCGAGATCTGGACTTGTCCCATGGGTTCTGCGCCCGGGTCGGGCACCGTTCACTTTGCCGTTACGGCTGATGGTGGGACCATCACCACCACTACGGACGGCTTCCTCTGGGCTGACGTCACCGAGGTCAACGGCCAAGCGTCCTCACCGATCGGAGCAACGAGCGGAACGACGGCTCGCCAATCTGCCGGTCCCACAACCTTCGTCTGCACGCTCGGCGCGGCACCGGCAGCCTCGTCGCTCGTTTTCTCGGTGATCCACGCCGACAACTCGGTGGTCGTCTCGACGCTGCCGACTGGGTTCACCGGCCTCAACGAAGTGCACCCAGCATGGGGTGTCGAGGCACGTACCGCCTACATCAACGGGGGTGGCTCGTCCACCTTCACGTGGACCGGGCTGGATACCGCCTCCAACTACATGGCGAGTGGTCTGGAGATCAAGGCTGCTTCTGTCTTCGACCCCACACAGATCGCTGGGTGCATTGGCTGGTGGGACCCGTCCGACTCGCTCGTCACCTCCGGTAGCAACGTCACGTCGATCACTGACAAGTCCGGCGCTGGGCACACCATGGTCGCGTTCCCTGACAGTGGCACGATCACAGTCGGGGCCAACCAGAACGGCCATTCCACTCTGGCCTTGGGTGGTAACACCACTGAGCGTCTGGTGTACGACGGTAGTACCAACATCGTCGCTGGACCGACGCTCACCGCTGTCATCGTGTTCAACCGCACCGCCGACCCGCAGTACATCCGAGCCCTGAGCGCGGGCGTCACAACTGACAGCGACTGGAACCGGTCTGGGAACATGGCGCTGTTCTCCAAGGAGGCTGACGCAGGCCTGGGGATCACGTTCCCGTCGTGTAGTCGCAACGGCGTCAAGAGTGGATTCGACCTGCCCATCAATGCTTGGCATGTCGCCATGACGGTATGTAACGGTTCAACTATTCAGGTGTTCGTGGATGGGGTCCCATCCACGTTGAACCCGACCGACTCCAACGGCAACTTCACCGTGCAGGACATCACTATCGGCAACGAGCCGCCGTCGTGGGGGTCGCCGTTCACCGGCCAGTACGGCGACGTGATCGTCTACAACACGGCGCTCACCTCGACCGACCAGACCAATCTCCTCAACTACCTCAACGCCAAGTGGATCGCTGGGCACGTCGGTGGTCCGGTAGCTCTCGCTGGACAATCAGACGGTACGAGTGCGGCATCGGGCCTGCTGAACGCTGCGGTTGCTATGGCGGGCTCGTCTGCGGGAGTCGGGAGCATCACGACACCGACCATGGCGGTGGCTCGTGCGCTGGCTGGGCGATCTGATGGGGTGTCCACGGCAGCAGCAGGGACGCTGGCTGGCGGTGTCGTACAACTGGCGGGCCGGTCTGATGGTACGAGTGGCGCTTCCGGCGCGATGAACGTGGCCTACGCCCTCGCTGGCCAGTCTGATGGAGTTGGTAGTGCTACGGCGCCCACTACCAACGTGGCCCGAGGCCTCGCTGGTACTTCGGCCGGTGTAGGCGGTACCACGAGCGCTCTGGGGACCGCTCTGGCGCTCGCAGGGACCTCGGCAGGTGTGGGAGCAGCTTCCGCCTCCCGTTTGGACGTCCAGCGGGCACTGGCAGGCCAGAGCGACGGCTCCAGCACCGGCTCAGCCACCGGAATGCCCGTCCAGCGGGCTTTGGGCGCTCAAAGTGACGGTACCAGCACTGGTCTAGCTTCGGGGATGCCTGTCGCTCGTGCCCTGGCCGGACGGAGCGATGGCACCAGTCAGGCGCTAGGGGACATGACGCAGGGCGCCAAGTTCCTATCTGGTACCAGTGGTGGTGTAGGCGGTGCTACTGGTTCCCTGTCTGTGCTGCGGCCTCTGGCAGGCCAGTCCGATGGCGCGGGTACTGCTTCAGGGAACCTTGTGCGGGCTCTGGCTCTGGCAGGACGTTCAGATGGTTCGTCAACGGTCACCGGGGCCATGTATGGGACCGTGCAGATGGCGGGGCGCTCTGATGGCACCAGTACCGTCAGCGGGATTCTGGTACGAGCGGTGGCACTTGCTGGCGCTTCAGTGGGGATCAGTACCGCTCAGGGTGGCACGCTCTCGATCGTCACGTTCGCGGGAGGCGTCTTCGTGTTCAGAAATGGAACCTGGGAAATGCAGGAGGTGGGTGCACCACCGATCGAAGTGTGGAACGGCACGCGATGGGAGACAGATACCAAGATCTGGGACGGGAACCGATGGCAAGCGCTGAACCCATGAAGGAGCACCCCATGCAGATTCATGCTGAGACAACAGAGACAGGGGGCATGAAGCTGACAGTTCTCTACGGCCCGGTGCTCCTGTCGGTGATTCTCGATCCCAGCGACGAGGACGCTGTGGTGGATATGATTCGCCAGGCGTTCCAGGAAGCCCGAGAACGGAAGGACGTCGAGCATGTGTACACCGGCTGAGATCGCGGCCAAGGCTCGCATGAAGCTGCGTGACTTCCCGCAGTACTTCGAGGTGCCCTACACGGCCACGCCCATCTACACCATCCGGTGTCCGCACCCCAACGTGGACCCGGCGTCAGTGCAGGTGTGGCAGAGCGACGGCACGGTGGTGGACAACACAGGCGGTGTCGCCTACACCATCGACGGGCGCAACGGACTCATCAAGCTCAAGGACCCGAGCACCTTCACTGACGGTATCGGCATCTCGGGGTACTACTACGAGTGGTTCATGCCCGACGACCTGCTGTACGCGTCGGGCGTGGTCAGTAACCAGCACGGCTACGACCGTGAGGTGGACGTTGCGGACTACTCGGCCGTCGAGTGTGACGTCATCGCCACGGGAGCGGTGAGCATGGCCATGTGGTCACTCCTGGCTGAGTTCGCCACCGACATTGATGTGTCAACACCCGAGGGCATGATGATCCCGGCCCATCAGCGCTTCCAGCAGATGTGGGAGATGGCTGGATTCTGGACGCAGCAGTACAAGGACGAGGCAGCCCTGATCGGTGTGGGCCTCGGCAAGTTCGAGCAGTTCACGCTGCGCCGGGTGGCCTACCTGACCAACCGTCTGGTACCACTCATCCGGGAGCGTGAGGTGGATGATCCCCGGCTGCCGCAGCGCATCCTGCTGCCCATCCCGGACGGCACGCTCGAATCAGATGACGCCACAGTCGTGTCGATGCCCGAGCCGCCCAGCCTGGCCTACGGCGGTTGGACCTCCTTCGGTCAGAGCGGCTGATGGAGTCCGCAGGCCAGCCGCAGTTCCGAGCCGAGGACATGCCTGGTTCGACGTTCCACATCTACACCATGGGGACCGACTTCGGCACCGAGGCGGCGGCGTTCACGGGGACCCAGCGCCGCCGCCCAGCCGGGTTCATGGACATCCAGCCCTCGGGCAAGATCGGCACGATCTTCGTGAAGAAGGAGTTTCGGGGCAAGGGCATCGCCGGACGCATGCACGAGGCGGCGGGCTCACCACCCCACTCCGAGGAACTGACGGACATGGGGAACGCCTGGCGCAAGAAGACGGGTGGCGAGCAACCTGAGCAGCGCGGCGAGGCTCGTGTGAAGGCCGAACCCCTCAACGAGAAGGTGCACGAGCAGCAGATCCTCCCGCTCGTGGCCAACGAGATCAAGGAGTTCGGCAAGCTCAAGAGCCGAGGGGAGAGCTTCCATGGCTCTGGATAGCCGTCGTGAGTCGAACCACATCCAGCGGGAGATGGCGCGCTACCACAACAAGATCGGTGAGAACGTCATCTGGTTCGAGTTCGATGCTGACTCATCTCAGTACGACCATGTGTACGACGAGGGCGGGCGCGTCTACAAGCGGGGCATCAACGTCCCCACGTTGTGGATCGACCAGGGCGAGGCGCCGGAGCAGTACCTCCCCGAGGGACGCCGCAACGTCGTCACCTTGCGCTTCTCCGTGTGGGCTCGTGCCATCACCGAGGTAGGCATCGGGCTCCAGGAGGCGCACGGCCACCGGATCTGGGACCGGGGGCTCATCGGCGCCAAGTGGTTCGATGACCGGCTCAACGACATCGTGTACTACGACGGGCGCTACTTCGAGGTGAACAACTTCCAGATCCGGGGCCGCATCCGGGAGGACACCATCGCGGGCATCACGTGCACGGAGACCTACCCCGAGGACGAGTACATCTGGGACTTCCCGCCGCCGATCTTCCCGGCGCCTGCGTAACTCAACCGCTGAGTCAGCAGCCTGGTACGGTGCTGGCGTCGGATCGCCATGCTGGCCCCGACCCAGTTGCCTAGACCAGGAGGACACCACATGGCTGAGGCCGTGTCAGGTGGCGATGACATCGTGGCCGTCATCGAAGCCGTTCTCCAGGACGCGGAGGACTTGGTCGAGGAAGTCACGTGGGGTGCGGCCAATGCCCAGCGAGACAGGATGCGAGACGCAGCGGCGGCGCATCCCCGCTGGGCGACCATGGCCAGCGCCATCGACATGTGGGCCGACCCCAAGGGCAACATCCAGTTCGGCGTGCGGGACGAGGCTCTGCGCCAGCAGGCCTTCGAGGCTGAGTACGGCACCAAGGACCACCCTCCGGCGCCGCTGATCCGCATGGGGCTCCAGTCGGCGGTGGTGGACATGGGCTGGTCCATGCGTGAGGCCTTCCAGAGGCACGGCTACTGATGGCGCCGCAGACACCCCGCACGAGGCCTCGTCAGCCTCCGCAGCCACCCCCGGAGTATCCCGAGCACCTGGGGTTCATCCTGGCCGAGGAGGAAGCGCTCAAGGCCTACCTGGAGGGGGCGATCAAGCTCCCCAAGAGCACGGGTGTCGATGACACCATCCGGGTCTGGTACCGCTACCCCGACGCCGCCCATGCCACCACCTACCCCTTCGCCACGATCGACCTGATCGGCGTGGAGCCTGCCTACGATCTGCACACCAGCGAGTACGACCTGTTCCCCGACTCGGAGCAGATCGAGGACGAGGGGTCGTTCGTCAGGATGGGGCTCTACGACCCTTCGACGTCACCCAGCATCGATGCGGACCAGTACCCGGGCCTGTTCTTCCGTCGCGCCCACTACATCACCTACCGGCTCTACTACCAGGTGGGTCTGTGGACCAACAATGCGGTGCACGATCGCATGCTGACGGCGCGCATGATCCGAGACGTCATCGGGCCACGGCCCAAGTGGCTCCTGGTGCCCGCTGATCAGGTGTACCGGCGCCTGGAGTTCTTGGACTGGGCGCAGGCTGATGTTGCTACGCAGGAGGGCGCTTCCCGGCGCATCTTCCGCAAGATCATCACCCTGTCCATCCAGACCGACATTCCGCAGGACCGCCTCGAAGATCTTGAGCTTCAGCCCTACATCCAGAAGCTCTTGTACCGGATGCAGGAGACTGTTTCCGGCATGTGGGTGACCGGCTCTGCTAACACGCCGCCGTCCACTACGACACACCCTCCCACAGAGTGGTGGGAGAGCATTGCTGAACGATGAGCCCGCCTGAAGGCACGGACCACTTGATGACTCAACCTGACGTAACACACCTAACACAGGAGACATCTCGTGAGTGACACTCGACGCCCAGGCGTTTACCTGGTAGAGCAGCTACAGAACCAACCAACCCAAGCCGGAAGTGCCACGGCGGTCGGCGTCTTCGCTGGCGTTGCCGCCAAGGGGCCGCTTCTCGTTGCCACGCCCATCGCATCGTGGTCGGACTACGTGCAGCAGTTCGGTGGTTTCGACACCATCACCGTGCACGACGGCACCGCCCCGGGTGTGGACAGCACCCTGATGTCGTACCTCCCGCACGCCGTCTACAACTATTACCAGAACGGTGGGCGCCAGTGCTGGATCGTGCGGGTGTGTCCCGCGGCCACCAATGCGCGTGGTGTGGTCGCCACCAAGGCGGTCGCGGATGTGACTACGCCGACTGCCGGAAGCTCGTTCACGTGCAATGCTGACGGTGCTGGCAAGTGGGGCAACGATCTCGTGGTGCGGGTAGCGCAGCAGACGCTCGACGCATCCACGCCACCGAAGCTGATCTTCTCGTTGACGGTGAGCCGGTTCTCTGACAGCACCCTGTTGGAGACGTTCTCCAACCTCTCGATGACCGGCGTCCCTGGTACCCGTCCGGTGCTGGCGGCGATCAATGATCCGCTGGCCGGGTCCCGCTACATCAACGTGGTGATGGGAACCAACGTCGATCCTGCGGCTGGGTCCTACCAGTTGGCAGCAGGCGTGGACCCCGGCACCCCGGCTGCCGGTGACCTGACCACTCAGGCTGTCATCGACGCCATGCGGGTCATCGACAGCCCGCTCATCGTCGGCTTCCAGCCCTTCGTGACGGCGGCGGGTGTCACGATCATCCCGGCACCGGGAGCAGCAGCGGCGGCGCTCAACGCCAACGGCCGCAACAACTGCTTCGTGGTGTGGGACGGCAAGCCCCTGGCTCTGGCGACGGGTGGCGACTACAAGGCCGACATCATCGCCCTGGCGGGGCAACTGGGCGCCGCCGACTCCTACACGGCGTTGTACGGCCCCTGGATCACGGTGCCGGACCCGTCGAGGGCCGGGGCCACGATCACCGTGCCTCCCTCGGGCTCTGTCATCGGCATGATCGCCCGGGTGGACGCCACAGTCGGGCCGTGGCGGGCTCCTGCGGGCACCCCTGCGGTGCTGTCAACCGCTGTAGCCCCTGAGCTTCGGTTCACCGAGACCGACCAGGGCACGTTGAACAGCCAGAACATCAACGTGATCCGGCCGGTACCAGGTAGTGGCATCTGTGTCATGGGTGCCCGCACTCGGAAGCTCTACGGCCCCGACCGCTACGTGAGCGACCGAAGGACCCTCATCTACATCGAGGAGTCCATCAAGCGCTCCACTCAGTGGGCGGTCTTCGAGAACAACGACCAGCGCTTGTGGTCGTCACTCCGCAATGCCGTCATCAACCTGCTCCAGCCGGTGTGGGAGTCCGGTGGTCTCGCTGGCAACAGCGCCAGCGACGCGTACTTCGTGCACTGTGATGACACGCTCAACAACCCGCAGGTCATCCAGTCCGGCGAGGTTCGCATGGAGGTGGGCCTAGCGCTCCAGTTCCCTGCGGAGTTCGTCGTCATCCGCGTCAGCCAGTTCGATTCGGGTTCGTCCATCGTATCCGAAGCCATCACGATCTAGAAGGGAGTTGAATCAACATGACGATTGGTCTTCGGCCTCAAGATGACCCGATGCGGAACTTCAAGTTCTCCGTGATCATCGACCAACCCCCCATCTCGGGTTTCGCGCAGATGGGATTCACCAACGTGGCGGGCATCAACATGACCACGGAGGTGACCAACTACCGCGAAGGTGGTTGGAACACCAACTACCACAAGCTGCCAGCTAACACCGACTTCGGTCCGCTCACTCTCATCCAGGGGGTGGCGTTCACGCGCCCGGGCATGTGGAACCTGGCCAAGAAGATGTTCAACCTCAACTGGGGTGACCCAGGAGGGCTTGGATCGGGAGAGCAGTTCCGCTTCATCACCACGGTGCGCGTGCTCGATCACCCGGTCACGTCCGGCCCGGAGTCAGGGGCGCCGAACGACGCCATCCATGGCGCCAGGCTGGCGTTCAAGTTCTACAACTGCTGGGTCGGGTCGGTGGCCTTCAACGATCTCGACGCCGCTGGCAACAGCGTGCTCATCTCTCAGATGACCATGCACCACGAGGGCTTCGAGGTGTTCTGGAACCAGGACGCCATCACGGCGTAGGAGGTAGCTGATGTCGTCGTTCGCGCCTAGTGAGAGTGATCTCTCCAAGGCCAAGGAGATCATGCGGGGTGAGCAGCCTCTCATGTCCGAGCCTGTTGACACAACGGTCGCCCTGTTCCGGGGTGTGTACGACCCGAGTGTCGGCAGGTGGGAGGGCGAGGCACGGGTCAAGGAACTGACCGGTGCCGACGAAGAGGCCATCGCTCGCATGATGGGGGCGTCATCGGCTACGCAGTACATCAACGCAGTGCTCACCTTCGGCGTGGTCCAGGTCGGTCAGTTCGACCTGGAGAAGATGGGGGTGTCGGAACGTCTTGGCGTGCTCGATCTCCTGCTCGTCGGGGAGAAGGAGATGCTGTTCCTCAACGTCTTGCGCGTCACCTACGGCGATGAGCGCACCACTCCGGTGACGTGCCAGACGTGCGGCGCAGGCAATGAGGTCTTCTTCTCCCTGAGCGAGGACGTTCCTGTCCGCAAGCTGGATGAGCCCACCCGGGTCACCTACGAGTACACCTGCCGCAACGGTGACCGGATCGAGTTCCGGCTCGTGACCGGCGCCGATCAGGCTGAGGCGACCAAGCGGCCCAACACATCGATGCCTGAAGAGAACACGATCATCTTCAGCCGGGTCATCGACACCGTCAACGGCAAGCCACTGGTGGACCCCATGCGGTTCGCTCGTGATCTCGGTGCCGCTGATCGTCGGGGGCTCATCCGTGACATCACAGCCAAGCAGCCAGGACCGTACTTCGAGGAGGTGAAGTTGCCCTGTACGGCGTGCGGTGCGGAGAGTCTGTTCACGCCGTCGTGGGCCGATCTTCTATAGGCCCAACCTTGCTCTGCTCTACGTCGAGTACGACGGTATCTGTCAGCACTACCGAGGCTGGCCTCTGACCGAGGTCAAGAACATGTGCCACCGGGAGCGCCACTACTGGGTCGCTCTCATCCGTTGGAGAATGAACTCGCTGAACTACATGGACATCAATGGCTCCTCCTAACGACAACATCGAACCGTCCGCAGCTTCGGGACCCGGTGGCAGCCCTTCGGGCAGCCGCATGGGCTCGATGTTCGGTGGACGGCGGGCGAAGGGCCAGACCAGTGCTGCCTCAGCGGGCCTCAAGTTCGACATCGGTGGCCTCCAGGATTTCAAGCGGGAGCTTGGCAACGTCCGCACGGAGATCGGGAACCTGCGGGCCTCGTTCCGGGACATGGCCCGCGATACCAAGTCCTGGACCAATGAACTGGTCAAGCTCAACGCTGAGCTAGCCAAGGTACGGGGAGCCCGGGGCAACGCGGGTGGTGTCTCCGGTGGTGTCCCTGGTGGCATGCACACCTTCACGGGCGCCAGTGGCAGTGGTAGCGGCAGCGGCCTGGGCTCGATGATGAAGAGCTTCATGGGCAGCAGTGGTGGAGCCGGTGAGGCCGCTGCTGGTGTAGAGGCTGGTGGCATGGCGGCTGGTGCCGCTGCTGCTTTCCCGCCTGCGGCTATCGCCATGATGATCTCCCAGGCGGTGGCGGGGGCCGTTACCAAGGGTCTCGACGCCATGAACAACCGCTTCGCCCGGGGCCTGTCCACGGGCGGGCAGACGGACATGTGGCTGTCTCGCACTGGTCTGTCAACAGGGACCAGCAGTGTGCAGCAGGCCCGGGGCTTCGCCCGGAGCATGCCCCTCATGGGTAGCGCTCCTGAGGTAGCTCAGGCCATGAACCTGTTCGCTACCCAGGGCGGTGTGTTCGGGGGCCAGGGGATAGCGGGCCAGATCGGTGCGGCTGACGTACGAAGCGGCCAACAGTTGCAAGGGCTACTGCCTGGCACCAGTGCCATGCAGGCAGCGCAGCGGGTGACGGCGCTCCAGAGCAACGTCGAGGGCCAGCGTCGGGGCCAGTTGTTCTTCGGAGCAGCCGCGTGGATGCAGCCCAAGGGCGGTGGCTCTCAGTCAGCCTTCCAGTACTACCAGGGCATCCTCAAGGTGCTGCAAGCCCGTCGCGTTGGTACCAAGCGGGGGCAGCCCTACACCCGAGAGGAACTGGAAGCGGCCCGAGCACCGGGCTCGACCATGAACTACAACCTGAGCCTGCTGGGCTGGGACGGCCAGCAGATCAGCGACTTCTTCGACTACGCCATCGGCCAGGCGGCATTCGACCCCACCGGGCAGAAGCTCTTCGAGGGCACACCGGACCAGAACAAGGCCATCGGTCGTGGCGACAGCGTGGCCCGCAACGAGCAGTTGAACCAGACCGCTGAGGGCAAGCGGGACATGAACTTCTACGCCAACCAGGCTGACTCCATGATCAGTCAACTTGGTACCGACCGAGCCATGATCGCTCTCCAGCAGAGCATGGACAACCACCTGAACGACATCTAGAAGGTGCTGTCCAAGGTGCCCACCGGACTCAAGGGCCGGGTCAGTGCCGGGATCGGTGACCTGCTGAGCGGCAACTTCATAGGTGCTGCCTCTCAAGTTCTTGGCGCAGGGACGGATCTCGTAAGC